TCATGGCACGTTATAACCTGCATGATTATCTGGATGATCAGCGTCACTGGCTTGCTGTTTGGCAGGATCACCTTGAGAAGCTGGTTGGTCAGCCTCTGGTTTGATCCCCACGTTATCTTCCCAGGCCAGCAGGTCTGAAAGTCTCCACCTTTTAGGGCTGCCATTTATTTTAGGCTGCGGGAATGGCTGAGCAAAGTAAGAGGGCATCCGGGATGGGGTGCTCCAGAAATAAAGTGTGCTGCGCGATATTTTGTATCTGGACAGAACGTCATCGGTTATCAAAATTTCATCTGATTTATGAGATGTATTAGTCATAAAAACCCCTTAGTTACATTGTCCAGGCAGATGGTGTAGCCGGCGCGCGCAGCTCATGGCTGTGGCCACATAGCTACTTTTTCTGTTAACAACTTCTACAGTGATCTTTGAGCCTTGAACCACCACCGTATAAGTTCTCTTCGTTTTCTGTCGACCGTAGGCGCCATAAAGCTCAACGTGTTTTGCCAGTGCCGCATCGCACGCCTGGCGGCCCAGCGGTGATTGTTTGCTTCGGTTAATCAGTCGCATATTCACCTCACACAAAGACATCAACCGGATCGCCAGCTGCGCGCGCGTTGTCGTTCGCTTCCCGGCGGAGGCCGAGAACATAGCCAACGGGATCCCAACTGGACAGAATTGCATTGAGCTCTTTATGGCTGTGCCAGGTTGTCAGGCGTTTTTTAAGCTCGCTGGCGCAGGCGCGCACGTTCGCCCGGGTGGGGCCGGCCATCTTCATGCACAAGCACAAAGTCAGAAGCAGATCCGAATATTCGTCGGCGGCTGCGCGCAATGCAGCCGGGTCGATGCTGGCTTCCAGCTCGGGCAAGCGGTGTTTCAGGCTCATTTGGCACCTCCCTTACGACGAAGAGCCATTCTCAATCTGTTTTTCGCCAGTCTGGCTTTGCGTTGTACGGGCGTTTCACGTTCGCGAGCGCGCGCATTTGATTCACGATTACGGCGGCGCCTGGCGTTGAGTGATTCGTCTTCGCTTCGTAAATGCATCCTAGGTTCCCCGTCCATTGGCTCGGGCCACTGGCGCGCCTTATTTACCGCGAGCTTATCGATCATCGCCTGGGTAATCTGCTCGTCAGTGATTCCCGCTCTGCGCTGGGCATCCCACATCAGGAACTGCATATCAGCCCATTCGCTGTGGTCGTTAGGTTCCGCGGCAGCTTCAAGTGCTTCTATGCTGAGGTGTTTCAGTGGGCCAGCCGGACCAACATTGCCGAAAGTGGCATGTGACCATTCAGCGTGTTCGCGGCGAACCTGATTGCGAGCAAATGAGAACTCCCCCATCAGCGCTGCCAATGCGATTTCAGTAATACGCAAATACAGGGCCGCGCGGGACGGATTGCTGAATTCACCCTCTTTTAAAAACTTCGATATTTCCGCCACGTCAGCACGGCACACGGCGATTAATTGCTCATTAGTGAATGTGGCGATATCAGTCATTCCAGGCCTCCAGCTCGTTCTGGATTTCTTCATCGATCTCGTCATTTGTGGCATCTTCGTCCAGGTAATCACGCGCTTCTTTGAGGTACTGTTCCCGGCGTTCGTCATACCATGCAGAGAACTCAGGGGACCAGCCATCAGTCGTGCCGTCATAGTCAACCTTGGCGTTACGTTCAGCCATGCTCTCGACCATGCTGTAAGCGGTGGTAAGCGCAGCTTCGCGGATATACCCACGCAGATCGCGCTTACGCCAGTAGGGGTTAACTTTTGAATCACAAAAAGGTTTGAATTCCACTTCCCAGCGACGTACGCATCGTGCATTCAGTGATTTGCTCATATCGTTACCGGGAGGGCGAACCCTCCCGCCTCCCTTAGCCCACGTATTCCGGTTTCATGTCGTCCAGGGTGATGCGGAACTGGTCATACAGTTCATCACCGAGGTGGCGGCGCGATGAGGTCAGGGTGCTTTCTGCCTTCGCGAATAACGCTTCGGCTTCCGGATCCCCCGGGTTAGGAAGTGAATTTATGGCGGCCTCAACTTTGTTCTTCGCATCAACAAGGTAGTAGCGTTTCACCGCCTTACTCTTCAGTTCGGTATACAAAGCAGTACCCAGCAGAGCTTTCTGTGATTCGATGTCTACACGAATGGCTTTGGCCTGGTCCACTGAGTCAGCTGTATCAATCCGCTCTCGGAGTTCGTGAGCAACAGAGTCAACGTTAGATGCAGGCTCTTGCGTGCTGGTGGAATCGCCAACGGAGTGTGTTATCTCATTCAGCGTGACCTTTTCTGTCTGCGCCGGGTTGATAACCCTTTCTTCGCGTTCGTCAATTTCATCGGCGGTATAAACCCCGAGGATCACATCCGGGCAGTACAGCCGCGCCCAACGTTTAACGGCGAGATAGGCCAGTTGCTGACGGGGGTCGCTCGCCCACAGTGTAGAGTTGCGGACTTGTGCCTGTGAAAGCATCAGCACAAGCTCGCGAGGTTCTGATTCTCCTTTGAGCGTTGCCCAGGCGCGGACGCCCACGCCAGCTTCATCTTGCAAATCCCAGCCCGGCGCGATGTAGTCGTTACCTTTGCCGCTGGTTTTTTTAATGAAGCGGCCAACGATATTTTCCCATGCACCAAACCATTCAAAATGGATCCGGTCTTTGGTTGGAGCCATGGTATTAATTACCGCATTCACCAGTTGTGCCTCATAGCCAAGCACACCTGAGTTACCCACGATGAAGGTTTTCTGTGCCACTGCAAACGGATCCATACCCCAACGCGCTGCCTGCATCACTACAGCCATGCACGCATCTGGTTTCCCGCGATAATGCTCAGGCACGAAGTTTCCACTATTGGCCATTACTTCCGAGAGCGTGCGCAGGCGGTTGAACAATTCACCGTTCGTCAGGATAGAAACGTTGTCGATCTTCTGGGTCTGGTTTTCAGTAGTTGCGACTAAATTGGACATTGTTATTCCCCCTTATGCCTGTACGCGCAGCGCTTCGAGACGGCGCATATCAAAATCGTTAAGTTCTTCGGTGTAGTCTTCGGTAATCGGCGCCGGCCATACGCCAGTGTCGAAACCGTTCGCGATGGCACGCATTGCTTTGCGATATTCCAGCATGCCGAGTTCCAGCAGTTCTTCGGATGCCTCGATGATGGCGATCCAGTGGTAGTTCTCGTCTTTGTTGACGAATATCCAGAAGAACTGGTCAAGGGCTGCGGTTTCGCAGTACATAGCCGCGCTCAGGTGGTAATCGCGCTCGATGATTTCCCGGTGCAATTTGGCGCGCAGGCCTTCCTGCTTGATGTTCCACATGCTGATGGTTTTCAGGTCCGCACCGATGCGCAGGCCGCCCATGTCTATCTCAAGGTCAGGACGCACGCGAACTTCCAGCCCGGTTTCCTCATCAATGCCGAAATAGCTCACCTCGACGGCACGGCTCGGGTGCGTCAATAACTTGCCGGCGGTCGGGTGATTCAACAGCGCTTTCTGAATGGCCAGTGCCGTAGCCAGCTGCTGGCGGGTAACCAGCACTTTTCCTTCCGGGTTCTCGCGCCATGCATCCAGCAGCTCGTCGGCAAACACGGCATCCGGTTTTACCGATTTCACGGCCTGAATCAGATCGGCCTTTGTGCCAGAGACTTTCAGGGGCTGCGCCTTCTGTGCTTCCTGAGCAACCATGTCAGGATTAATAAGCGCCAGCTGTTCCAGTAAGGCATCGCGGCCACCGCTGGTTTTCACCTGGGCGGGCAGGGTGGCGTTGTATTCTTTGATGCAGGCCTTCATTGCGGTGGCGGTTTGCTTCTGACCGTCTTCAATGCGCTGGAACTCAGCAGGTAAAGACATATAACCCTGGCCGGTTTCTTCAACTGATGTACCCAAGGGGACCTGGGCGGGCAGGTTCGCGTTGTATTCCTCCAGGAATCTTTTGATGTCATCTGCGCTGAGTAAAACCGGAAGCCCGTTGTTGTATTCGTCGATAAATGCGCGGATCGTCGCCGTAGTGGTGAAGGCGCCTTCCGGGATTTCCGGCTCGATACTGAATTCTTTTTCCAGCTGATCAGGCTGCAGCGCCAGTGCATGCACCAGATTTCCCATATCCAGAACAGGGGAGCGTACCTTCTGGATGGTCTTGGATACGTGGCGCGCCTCGAAATACATCAGCGATACCCGCGCATCTTTAACCATCGTGGAGCTGATGCCGTTAGCGGCGTGGTAGACCTCATTTGGCACGCCTTCATATCGACCTGGCTCGAAATACTCCGGCCATGCTGACGCTGCTTGTTCAACATCTTCCTCATCATCACTGTGAGCATTCTCAGAAACCTGGCTTTTCAGCACTTCGGCGGTAAGATCCGGGCAGCGTTCAGCCAGTATTTCGCTCATGTTCACGGCAGTTGTTTGCGCAGGAGGTTCATCAGCGCCTTCGCCTGTTGATACCGCATTATCATTTTCGTCTTCGACCGGCTGAGCCGTTTCCATCTGCACATTGCTGGTGGTTTCCCCGGAATTAGCTGGATGTAATTTTTCTTCTGCAGCGCGCTGGCGCGCTTGGTCCACGATAGAAAGTGCTGGTGCTGGCTGGCTATCCATCAGACCATCAATCGAAAAAACACCATTGCCCATGTTTGAAACTTCAGGCTGTTTGGGTTTGGTCAGGTCTTCGGTTATCCACTTCGGATCCGTGGGGTCACTGATGCCTTCGACATATTCGCCACGTTCGGCGGCCAGAACCTGATTAGCGTCAGGGCGTTTCTTTTGAGCTTCTTTCACCAGTTCGGTGCCAATTACCTGAAAATCAGTTGGGAGAGTTTCCAGGTCAGGCACACCTTCATCTCCATCGATAGCCTTTTTCACAGCGTCCAGAGTGACAGCGGCAGATGAAACATGACCAGCTTTTTCAAGCGTCTCAGCAGAAGGGGCGTCATGCTTATGCTCTGTCAGGTTCGCATTGATATAGGTCTGCAGACTTACCGGGAAATGATGAATGTCGCTGGTGGCGCCACGAATAAGGGCAAAAATGGCGGCGCGGGAATAATCCAGGATGCCTGCAACCTTGCGCAGCGCTGCAGACCATTCCTTGAACGGACTTTCTTTCTTCTGGACGATCTCTTTGGCCCGGCGGTGAATTGATGCCGGGAAATTGTAGATATCGAAATCCATTGGCATTGTGGCCAGGGCTATTTCTACATCGAGCGTATCAAGGGTATGGGTGTAGTCAGGGTTGCGATCGGTTTTATTACCGCCGCCAGCATTCGTACCTGCATCGGTTTTCAAAACCGAAGAAATGCAGTTACCGGCAGCCCATTCCCTGGTGAGAATGCCGCGGTCGATCGCGTTCGTGGCGAACCACAGCTTAGCAAACTGGATACGCTTACCGAGCTCATGCCGTTTCCCTTCCGGGAAGACTTTTTTATTGGCGCTGGTGAATTTCCAGAGCGCCGGCATATCGTATTTTTTGATTTCAGGGACATTCTCGGCGGCCAGAATCAGATCCTGGACGGCTGCGTTATCAGTGTCCATTTCAAGAGCTGACAGCTCCTGCCGGTGAGGCATGCTGATATGATAAACGTGACGTTCTTCGGCCATGTACTGCGCCAGCAGCTGCGCGCGAAAGGGGAGTTCGGCCACGTTAAAAAGCGCGCTGGAATCGTCCTGGTATTCATCACTACCGAAAGTTTCCACGGTCTCATCTTGTACCGCGTCGATAGTGGTATTGGCATCAACCAGCTCGCCAGTAACGGCCTCAGAGGTTACTCCTGCATCATCGATGTGATGATCCGCAGGCACCTGACCTGGCTTCAGAGCCCAGGTGCGACCATCATCGCCGAGCTGGTAGCGTTCGCACCATGAGTAATCGAGAACACCTTCCGCCGGAAGGTCATTGAATACCGGGAAATCGGTGCGAATAGGTTTTTGATAGTCTTTTCCGCGGCCTGTTTCGATCCCAGCGTCTTCAAGATCGACGTCCAGCTGCAGAAGGGCGCGAGCTTCTGATTTATTAGTGCGCCAGATTACGGCATCAGCTTTACCCGATTTTTGAGTCGCTTTTATCAGATAAAAATATTCCATGTGATAGCCTCTATTTTGGATGTAGAATCCCCCGGGCCATTGGTAGCGCCCATTTAGGGTGGTCATTGGTTTTGGTAATTTCCGGTGAAACTTTGGTCGGTGGCACCGGACGTACAGCCCGCTTCGGCGGGTTTACGTTAGCCCTCGTGAGCCATCTGGTCGTGAGAGGCGCAACGTTCAGAGCAATACTCTTTTTCTTTCCGTGCTAGCTGGTTCCCCTGGAGGTACAACAGGGTGCTTACCACTGGCTTTCCCTCGATTGCTTTACGGCAGTAACCGCATTTCTTCTGCATTCTTCCCCCTACATTTGCACCGTAAATCCGGCCGGATGCTCGTCCAGTACACCTTTCAGCGGATAACATTCAGCTTTCACGTGTTGCTCTTCTGCAGCTGCCTTGCAGTCATTCTCAGTGTCGTAAACGCCGAGCAGCACATCCTGATTACCGCCCGTCAGCATGCTGACGGTGAGAACCAGGGCAAACATCGTGCTCATGAAGGGCCTCCTTTTTGCGCGAGCATGTAGCACACCCGGCGGATGAAAGCCGACAGCGGATTTAAACGAACAGCCTGCTGACGAGCGGGTTTGCGTGCGAAATCATTCATAGAAACAATCCCCTCAGTGCGCTGAAGAGCGCGATCCAGATGAAGAGCCCAATAACTGCTGAAATGATCAGGGCTCTGATGCCTTGCTTGCTCATTCCAACTCCTCATGTTTGCCTGTCTTTTAACCACTTCAGGCTCGGTGGTATGCTGGTAGTTCTCACACAGCCAGCAAGGAAATAAAAATGTCAAAACTGACAACTATGAAAGTTGCTTGCCCTGATTGCGGAAGCGAGATGCTCAAGCGTCCCGATGATTTCGACTTTGATACAAATTTTGTTGGCGTCAGTTGTGCCAACTGTGGTCGAGAAATCACTAAGGACGATGTTGTTAAGCAAGGGACGGATGTTGTCAAAAAGCAGGTTGACGACATCCTCAGGGATGCCTTCAAGGGAACGGGCTGGAAGCTCAAGTAACCCCAGTAGTTCCTCGACCTGATTGATTACTTCCGTGGCGTCTATTTCGAGTTCAATAGGCGCCACCTTTACCTTACTCATCTCACCCTCATTGCCTTGTCGCCGGCCAGCGGAACGTTTGAACCTACTGCGCGTTGATCTCTCCACCTCATCCGGTGCTTCGTATGCTCCGGGCAGCTACTTCGTGGGCGTCCTGCCTTGGTGGGTTGTTGCTGGGAATAAGTAAAACATTGCTTTACCATTTAGTCAAGTTTAGATGAACTGATTTGTAAAGCATTGCTGTATCTGGCAATGGGGTACATGGCTTTAGTCGAGGTTTTCCGTATGTGTTATGCCCATAAAGACATCAATGGGCCGATAGTATGGGGTATGAGGATGAGTTTTTCGTGGAGATGCACCCGCAAATAGCGCAGGTTATCGGGATAGCGGTTTTGCAGCTACTGGTTGAAAAGCAAGAGCCGTCAAGAGAGGCTCTGATAGAGATGATTCAGGTATCGTGGCAGGAAGACCAGGTCGATCTGGCTGTGGAGTTGGCTATTGACGTTCTGTCGCGACCAAAAGAGTAGGGCAATAAAAACCCGGCTCGGAGGCCGGGTCAGTAAAAAACTTAAGCGGGTAAGTAGAGATACGATTGTGGCGGTTTAATGTTTCCGCCTAAGTCAGAGATGGGGAGAGGCTCCTGATAGCGTTCGACCTCACCGATCTTTATAGCGTATGCCTTGTCTCTGCCCGAGTAGTAACTATCAAAAAACTGTTTTGATATACCAGCATATTTTTTCGTTTCTTTCCATAAAGACTCTGGCTCTCCGGAAAGGATAGTTTCTATTTGGAACTGACCAACGACTTTACCAAGAGGCATTGTGGCATAGATTACAACAATGCTGATCTCTTGATTTTTAAAAATACCTTTTCGAAACTCAAATCGTTTAGTACCGTCCAAAATTTTTTCTGCGAATTCTGGCTTAATGGATAATAAAACTTTCATTTATACGACCTAACTCTATGATCTTAAAAAACTGCTCATCAGTAAGTTGAAAATGACTCCATCTAAATCCACGAGCACCATTTAAACCGACCTGATCAATCAGACTAGCACGATTTGGACGTTTAGGTAAAGATATGTTATAGGAAAAGCGTATAACATAGGGGTAACGCTTATCTTTGTAAAAACCTCTGAGTTCCTCTTCAGAGAAGACGCTAAAGCGAAGGCAGTATTCGACAAAGCTATCTTCATTTCGAAAATCATCAATGGTTTTTACTGACTCGACGACACAAACCGTGGATGCGACTGCACGGTAGTGCGCTGGGCCTTGTCCATCTCCTGTGCGATAGATAACAATAATATCGCCCCTGTTCATGCGGGTAACTGTTGGCATCCCACAAATGTATATTTTATGTATGCTGTTTGCGTGAGAGATGTCTTTAACAATATCTGGTGATTCGTTAATAAGCTTGGAGTCAGGGAATAGTCTTGTATGATAATCTGGATATATAGCAAGAAGGTATTTATTTACTTTCGCTGTTAATATTCTGGGATAATCCAACAGGATATCACCGTAGACATCACGCAAGGAGCGAGCATATACATACTCTTTTCCATTATGCGTTTCTTTTTCACCATGAACATAAAAACCATAGGTTTGGAAGAGTTTTATTAGGTGGGCATGTTTATCAAACACTGTGACGTATATGTCATCAGAACCAGATGAAAAAGCATGGTCAAAGGCTTTTTTTAAGAAACGCTGTCCCCTGAGTGTTCCTTTTGACTCGAACTTAAATGTACCTATCTTTAAATGACGGCCGTGAGGCAATTTGGGGCTTATGTCGTTGGCATCATCATTTTCCTTAAGGTACATGAATCCTTCAATTTTGTGATTTTCATCGTAGAGAATGTAGGCGGATTCATTAGCGTCGGCTTTTTTCTTGAGCCAATCGGGGAACTCTTTGTAATCACTCTTCAATGAATCAAAAAATGGGTCGTTATGATCAAATTGAGAGAAACTTTCATACCTTAAGCTATCCATGTGCCCTCACTTATAATCGAAAATCTCACATTATATTAATGCCCGTAAATCATCCAGATGTTTACAGTTCATTCACCGTCGCCCTTAATCCGTCGCCCCATGTACTTGGCGTACAGCTCATCGAGTTCTTTCAGCCTCAGAGATACGATCCGCAACATGTTCTGCTGCTCATCTTCGGGCAATTGTCGATAGAGTTCGAGCAGACGTTGCTCGTCAGCTTTGAGCCCGTTTTTTTCCCCAACATCCTCACCTAACAACCATGGAACCGAAACTCCGACAGCATCGGCGATTGCCAATGCAGATTCTTTACTGATTCGCCCTGTTTTGAACCAGCCGGAGACTGCCTGCTTACTGACGCCAGCAATTCGGGACATCTCAGTTTTTGAGATCCCTTTAGCATTCAATTCTGTAAGCCTAGAGATCAGGCCTTCGGTCGGGGTTTTATCGCTCATGTTCTCATTGTAAATAATTGCTTTACTCCTTGGTAGGCATGCTTAGGTTGACCGCAAAGTAAATTAATGCTTTACTTTGCGCTATCTAAGGAGGTCATATGACTGGTATCGAAAAAGCTATACAAAAGTCTGGTTCTGCAAGCGCGCTGGGTTTTGCTCTGGGCGTAACGAAAATGGCGGTTTCTTTTTGGCGCAAAAATGGGGTTCCATCCTCACGTGTAATCAAAATTTATGATGCGACCGGAGTGACTCCTCATGAGTTACGCCCAGATCTTTACCCAAACCCCACTGACGGCCTGCCGAAACAGGAAGGCTGACTATGCAAACACTTTCCTTTCAACAAAATACCGGATTCAACACCGGCGCCCTGATAAAGCGAAATCAGCTGAGAGAGTCAGATCACGACGCTATTCGCTTTGCTGTTCGCGCCTGGGCTGCAGCTGAGGGCCAGGATGTTGTGTCGGCACACATCATCGATGAGTGGCACCAGCAGGGCGGCGAGGAGATCGCGTTCCCTGATGATATCAGCCGTGCCCGACAGAAGCTTTTTCGCTACCTGGACAACCCTGCCGATTCTGAGCGCTATCGCGAGTACGTTCGCCTTCTTACCCCGGCAATCATGGCCGTCCTCCCGTTAGAATTTCGCCACCGCCTGTTGCCTGAAGACAATTTCATGTCCCGACTGGCACGGCTGGAGAAAGAGACCAGCGAAGCGAAGGTTGCCGTTGCCATGGGAGCTCCACGTCATCAAAAGCTGAAAGAACTGAGCGAGGGAATTGTCGAGATGTTCCGGGTTGACCCAGAACTAACGGCGCCACTGATGGCCATCGTCACTTCAATGCTGGGGGTTTTGTAATGTCGGGTATCAAAAAGGCGAAAGCCGCGGTGCTGTAACACCAACGGCTTTCAGGTGCAAAAACGAAGAGGTAATTGCGAGGTAAGTATGTCAGGAACAAAGACTGAGGTAAACGCCCAAGCGACCCATAAATGCTACTTTTGCGGAGCGAGCAATATTGAGGTTGCAGGCGTTCTCATTGCCGGCCCCGGCGTATCCATCTGTCAAAAATGTGTCTTTCAGTGGGTTGATATTGTCTTTCAACACGCAGAAAAGACCGATAAACCAACGTCATAAGTTCAGGGGTATCTATGCGTGACTATGCAACAGTCGCACCGCAATTCTGGCTGGGGAAAACAGGTCGGGAACTGCGGAAAAAAGGCGCTGAAGCGCAGGTGGTCTCGTTTTATCTCATGACCTCGCCACACGCAAACATGCTCGGTTTGTATTACCTGCCAATTCTCTATATCGCCCATGAAACAGGGCTGGGCTTAGAAGGGGCTTCGAAGGGGCTTAAAAGCACCATCGAAGCGGGGTTTTGTAGCTATGACGAGGACACAGAGATGGTCTGGGTGCATGAAATGGCCGCCTACCAGGTAGGCAAGGCATTAAAGCCAGGTGATAACCGTTGTGCGGGGGTCAGGAGTGAGTATGCATCACTTACAGAAAACCCTTTTCTTTCATTATTTTACGAGCGTTATAAGGATGATTTTCATCTGAATGTCAAACGCGAATCGTGCCCAACGCCAGAAGGGGCTTCGAAGGGGCTTCGAAGCCAAGATCAGGAACAGGATCAGGAACAAGAACAAGATAAAGATCTTTCGGGGCATGGCTCCGCCACCCCCCCAGATGGTGGATCCTCCGATGAAGCTCCATCTGAAAAGCCGAAAAGCAGTTACCCGGAGGAATTTGAACTGGCCTGGAGGGAATACCCAAAGCGCGCAGGAGGCAATAGCAAGGTCGATGCGTTCAAAGCCTGGACTGCCCGAATTAAATCAGGCGCAACAGCGCAGGAGCTTACCGATGGTGTTCGACGATATGCGGATTACGTCACTGCTGCCGGAAAACTCAACACTGAGTACGTGAAACAAGCGTCCACGTTTTTCGGTCCCTCAAAGCACTACGAGGAGTTGTGGAGCTTCGAAGTACCAACCGGTAAACGGGATCCGAACTCAATATCCCAGCCAGATAAATTAATTCCGAGTGGGTTCAGGGGGTAGTGATGAAAAATATGATTGGTACTGGTAGTGCGCTGGAGCGGCTGAAAAAACTCATCCCTCCGGGTGTAGAGCCTAAGTTTGGCAGTGTAGAGGAGTGGAGAACCTGGCAGGCCGAGGAAGGGCGCAAACGCTGCGAAGAACTGGAAAAACAAAACCAGCGTACCCGTGCTGAAAAAATATTCGGACGAGCGGGAATTCAAGATCTGCATCGGAGCTGCACGTTCGCAAATTACCAGGTGGCAGGAGATGGTCAGCGCCGGGCGCTCACGATGGCGAAAAGTTACGCACAGAACTTCGGTTCAGGGTTCGCCAGTTTCGTATTCAGCGGAGCGCCGGGAACCGGGAAAAACCATCTGGCGGCCGCAATCGGAAATCACCTGCTGGCTGGTGGTCGCTCTGTGCTGGTGGTGACTATTCCTGACCTGATGCTACGTGTTCGCGAGTGCTACGACGACGGGCAGTCAGAGGCTTCGCTTCTGGACGACCTTTGCCAGGTAGATCTGCTCATCCTGGACGAAGTAGGCATTCAGCGCGGCAGCAGCGGCGAAAAGGTCATTCTGAACCAGGTTATCGATCGCCGCCTGTCGTCGATGCGTCCGGTCGGCATCCTGACGAACCTGAACTACGAATCTCTGACGGACACCCTCGGCGCGCGCATTCTCGACCGTCTCCAGATGGACGGCGGCATGTGGGTGAACTTCGACTGGGATAGTTATCGCAAAAACGTCCGCCATCTGCGCGTCGTTAAGTGAGGAAAACATGGCTAGAGCATTTTCTGCTGTTGAGCGCCGGGAGTATGTCCGCGCAGTGATTCGGATCACCAGGCATCAGGGGCGCCTTACGACCACCGAGGCAATGAAAAAACTGGGGCTGAGCCGCGCTACTGTCCAGCGGTATTTTTCCGAAGCAGAAGCGACTGGCGAGGTTGTCCGGCATGGTCGTTTGGGGCTGTTCCGCGATCAGCGGGCCGTCATCGACTTTGACATGAAGCGTTTTGGCCTGGTGCCGAAAGTTGCTGTTGGGATGAATTACAGCCTGCTTGGCAGTCCTGTTTTTCAGCGAGTTTTAGATGTTCAGGAGGCTATTCATGGCTAAGAATTCAATCGATGTATACGGTGCCAGCGGCAAAACAAACGTGCTCAATTTCGAGCCTGAAAACCTGCACCTGGTCACCGATAAGACCCACCCACTTTACGATGAGCGTGTACACCTGCCGATCGAGGAAGGGATGGTACTGAACATTGCGGAGCTGGGGGTACTGGAGCCAATCATCGTCTGGAAAGACCCTGAAACGGGGCTCACCTGCGTAGTTGTTGGCCGTCAGCGCGTTAAACATACCCTTGAGGCAAATAAACTCCGTCTGAAAGAAGGCAAAGACCCACTGCTTGTTCCTGGGGTCGTTAAGCGCGGATCAGCAAATCAGATGGCTAAATACATGGTCAGTGAAAACGAAATTCGCCGACCTGATACACCGCTTGGCCGGGCTAAAAAAATGTCAGACGCGCTCGACCGCGGGCTCGATGAGGACGACATTGCGGTGTTGTTTGGCTGCAGCGTTCAGACCGTTCGTGCAACGCTCTCCCTTCTCGATGCCACTCAGGCCGTCCGGGAAGCGGTGGAGGCTGGAACTGTCACCGTTACCCAAGCACGTCAGCTAGGTGCGCTCACACCTGAAGAGCAGCGGGCAAAAGTAGCAGAAATCGAGCGGGCAACAGCTGGTACTAATGGCCACGAAAAAGCTCGTCGACAACGCCAGATTCTCGGTGAAGCAAAGCCGCGTCTCAAATCACGCAAAGAAATCACAAAAGCCCTCGAAGGTGCCAGCGGTGAATACGCGGCGGCTCTGCGCTGGGTGCTTGGGGAGGCTGTATGACAATCGTAAAAACCCATACCGGCACCGTGATCACCAAAGACGGTCCGAAGGTAAAAAAACTGCACCAGACAGAGCGGATGTGGGTCGTCGGCAAAAACGAGTTTTACCATAAAGAAACCGGGCGCCGTCACTTTGCAGAAAATACGCGCCGCCGGTTGTTGTTGGAAACGATTGAGGCGATAGGTGGTTCACATGACTGAACACGTCGAAAAATACACAAACAAGGCTATAGAAATCATTGCCGACTATATCCAGCGCACTAACAAGAAAAACGAGCAGTTACAGGAAGCGAAGGTGCGCTTGGATAAAAAAATCGCTCTGTTCGCAGACGATGAGAACTGCAACACAAACAGGCTGATGTCCGTATTTTTACCAGCAATGACCAGCCATACCCGAGATGGCTTTTTCGAAGAGATAGCAGCGGCGTTAGAAGGAGCCAACCAATGACTAAGTATGAATTACTCGACTCAAAAATAATGAGCAAAATTGATGCGCACCCTACGCCATTTTCCAGTCTGTACGTCAGGGATGTAGCAGAAGAATGCGTCCGAATTGCAAAGGATGAGAATAAGCCAGAACCTTTCCGCATTCTCGATCGCCGGCTTCAGGCGCTACGTAAAGCGGGAAAAATCCGCAGTACATCCAAGGGCTGGGTGAGGGCTTAACCAATGACCAGTAAATTAACCAAAGAACGCCTCCTGGAAATCGCTGAAGATGAATTCCTGAAGCATGGCGAAAGCAAAGAGTTGGCCCGCATGGCGCTGGCCGAAAAGGCCAGCGAGCCGGTGATATTGTACCGGGAGTGCAATCCCTACAACGGCTTAACCACAGGCTGGCAAGAGCTTACCGAAAACGAGTTCTCATTCCTCAAAGAGAATGCCGGGGAAAATGCAGAGTTCCTCACGCTCTATCGCCACGCGCAGCCAGCGCCGGTAATACCGGATTTCAAAAAACTGGCTCGCGAACTGGTTGTTAATCTCGTCGATTGCGGCGGACTGGATGAAGGGGTGAAAGAGAAGTATCTGGAGTGGGTGGAGAAAACCTGCCGCGCCGCCATGCTCGCAACCGCCACGCAGGAGGCATCAGATTTGACGTAATAGCCGATAAATCATTGTCTGTCGCATGTGTTTATTCAAACCAAATGCTAATGTGGTCAGCATAAATGGGCAGCTGCCTACTATGCGGAGGATTTATGGAAGTCGATTTTTTGCTTATAGGAAAAGGTCTAACAGGGCAAATTAAACGGTATGATTATCCAAGAGATAAATTAAGGGTTACTGAGTTAACGGTTGAGTCTGCCAATGAGCCAGTTATAGTTAGACCAGTCCTAGTGTTTGACGTTATTCAACATAAGTTTGATGGGAAAACATATGCAGTTGCCATCGGGGCATCAACAGATTCAGTACAGATTAATGCTCTTATTGACAGGTTAAAACCTCAACCCATACCCGAAAGTTTGCTTATGAAAGGCGACCCTTACGAACAAAAATAAATTATAACCCCCTCCATCAACCGAGGGGGGGTATGTCGAAGTGGAGCATTGCAGCCAAACCGAAAGACGAGCAGAACAAGGTTAACGTTGACCTTGCGTTCTCCGGCGTTGCATGCAAAATGCGTATTAGTGAGCTCTGGACGTATGGAAAACAACAGTTGGTATCGTTTATGAAAAAAACATCACTTCTGGTTTGTGCTTCCCTTATATCAACCGTGGTGTTTGCTCTTGATAATAAACAAGAAATAGCACCTTCGCGTATAAGTTGTCCCACGCCAGTGGTGCCAGTCAAGGCTCAGGCAATGCGAACTGAAGGGCGTGTCGATTATGCAGCATGGGTTAATGATAAAGGCGAAGTGTACTCAGTAGACATTAAGGGCGATGAGGTTTTCTTCAGGGAAACTGAGGTTGCTATTAAAAAGTGTAAGTTTGTGCCAGGCCATCCAGGGATATATCGGGATACAATAAAATTTAGTCTGGTAAGACCTTGAAAAGGGCGTTTGTCGTCAAATCCCTACCGTTTAGGTAACTCCGAAGTATGCTGAGGCGCCGGTGAGGGCTAATATACCGGATATGTGCCTGAAAAAAGACATTGCAGTATGATAAAACCCGCTTCGTCGGGTTTTTTATTATGGAAAAACATCAATCTAAACATAAGCATGGTGTTGGCAAAAAGTGCGGCAGAGGGGTTGAACATTTCACACAACCGGTATACTGTTTGTTTATACAGTATCCATGTGAGGTGCTAACCATGAAAGTTGAAGTCACAATTGATAAACATAAAAAACTCCCTGATGGCGCCATACCTGCGCTTGAGCAAGAATTGCTGCGCCGCTTGTCCCAGTCTTATGATGATTGCAAATTAACCATTCGACGCACAAGCAACGATGGCCTTAGCGTTTTGGGTGGCGCTGATGGCGATAAAAAACGCGTTGAACAAATCCTGCAAGAGACGTGGGAAAGCGCGGACGACTGGTTTTACTGATTCACCTTTTGGTGGCTGGCATTTCCCAAAGCTTCGCAATGAGCGTGCTGTCACCGGACTTTTTATTTGCGTCTGTATGTCGCTCAGGGGGTAGTGTGAGTGATGGTATTGAGGTTCCTACTAATCATTCCTGGTACGATGTCGTCAGGAGATCGGATGGCACCATTATTTGTAGCTTCCCGGCCGAAGGAAGGCATCTGATTTACAGGGTTAATGGCATAATTTCAATGCGACCTTTATTGCCCGAAGAAGAAGTTTTTACTCTAAACGGATTTATGAAATTTGCGGAACGACTTGGCTACCGAGTTCTCCCACCTTCTGATAATATGAAATCAACGGCCTGAACAACCGTTACCTACTGCGCCACGGAGAGAAGCCATGGCGCAATTGCACTTAATAAAACAATCTCAAGGTATCCTGATCCCCGCGACGCCGGAGACCAGTGATTTTCTGCAATCAAAATGCAAGCTCGGATCCGTTCTGGAAGCCGATTATAAGCTTGTCCGCAATCCGGCGTTTCACCGCCGTTACTTTGCTTTACTCAATCTCGGCTTTGAATATTGGGAACCTACCGGCGGGGCGATTTCGTCTAACGAGCGCAGGCTTATCACAGGTTACGCCAAATACCTTGCTGCATATGGCGGGAGTGAATCGGCGTTGCTTGATGCCGCCGGGCAATATCTCGACCGGATAGCTGAGAAGCGATCCGGCTATATCAGTATTTGCAAATCCTTCGATGCTTACCGGGCGTGGGTCATCGTTGAAGCCGGCCACTATGACGCCATACAGCTGCCGGACGGCACGCTGAAAAAACACCCTCGCAGCATTTCTTTCGCAAGCATGGACGAATGCGAGTTCCAGGAACTGTACAAAGCATCGCTGGATGTTCTCTGGCGGTGGATCCTCTCTCGTTCATTCAACAGCCTGCAGGAAGCCGAGAACGCCGCAAACCAGCTTTTAAGCTTCGCGGGGTGATGCCGATGAAACGCTCATGGTTTCACCATCTCGAATGCACAACGCAGCAGGCCGAAGAATTGGTAGCGAGATATCGTCAGCGGGGCGTAAAGGTCGAACGAAGCTTAAACCCTGACTTTATAACATGGACCGTCAGCGCGCAGCTGGTGGAGGACAAAAATCCGCCGCGGCCAAACTCTCGCTGGCGCAACAGGATGTGGGGGTGAGTATGGCGAACCTACGCAAAGAGGCGCGTGGCCGCGGATGTACCGTGCGGATCCCTGGTTACTGCAACGGCAACCCGGAAACCAGCGTGCTGGCGCATTACCGCCTAGCGGGTACGTGCGGCACAGGATGCAAGCCTGACGATACTCAGGCGGCGATCGCCTGCAACGGGTGCCATGACGTAATCGACGGCAGAACTAAAACCACCGATTTCACCTACGACGAATTGCGCCTGATGCACGCGGAGGGGGTAATGCGCACCCTGGAAATCTGGCGGAAAGAGGGACTCATTAAATCATGAAAATCTACGATATCACGCCCATCGGCAAACCCAGGATGACCAGAGCTGATAAGTGGAAGCAGCGTCCGGCGGTAATGCGCTATCGGGCATTCTGCGATGAGGTCCGTCTGAAGAACGTTGCTATGACGGAGCAGGGCGGACACATAACCTTCGTGGTTCCCATGCCAAAGAGCTGGAGCCAGAAGAAGCGAGTAACGATGAACGGACAGGCACACCAGCAGAAACCAGACGCCGATAACATGATCAAAGCGCTGATGGATGCTCTGTTTACTGATGACGCACATATCTGGGACTTTCGTGTAACAAAAGTCTGGGGTGAATCCGGACAAATTTTAATTTCTGATATCGGAGAAGTGGCCGCATGAAACTGGAAGCATCGTTAAAGCATTTCAGCCCGCAGGGGATGCATATCAGCGACGACGTGAAAAGCACATCGCCGAATCGACTGACCGGAACAGATGTTATGGCGGCCATCGGTACCACCAGCAGTCGTGCGCGCTTCGGCTTTGCCGCTTTCCTCGGAAAGGCTGGTATCAGCAAAACGGACGAACAGCTCGCAGTTCAAGCGCTGGCGCAGTTTGCCATCAAAAACGCTCCTAAAAATGTCCGCAAAGCCGCTGGTGACAAGCTCGGCGCCTGCATGTTGACGCTGGCGCAATTTGCCTTTGCGGAATACTCACGTTCGGCGGCCACCAGAGCAACGTGTCAAAGCTGCAGCGGTACCGGCTTTATTTCCCGCCATGAAGATGTAATTAAGCACCCCGGTATTTTCGATGCTGACGGTGTCGAAGTGAAGGCCCCAAAGATTAGAAATGAACTGGTGAAAAGGGTCTGTGGAGTGTGCGGAGGAAAGAAAGTGATCCATGCGCGATGCAGGTGTGGTGGTAAAGGGGAGGTCTTAGATCGCAAAGCGACCAAAGAACTTGGCGCACCGGTTTTCAAAACATGTGAACGCTGCTCTGGTAATGGCTTCTCTGTTGTACCCTCAGCGACGGTACACCGCGCCATTCTGAAGCGTCTCCCGGATCTCCATCAGTCTTCGTGGTCACGCAACTGGAAGCCGTTCTATGAAGGGCTGGTGGATATGCTTCACAAAGGAGAGAGACAGGCAGCGGCTGAATTTGAGAAGGCGACCATTTATTGATGTGATCGAAACAGATGGCGGCAAATTTTTGCACGATAGAGTTGACTTTGCATAAAATTGTCCTGTATTCTTCTAATCATGGATACGTACATCCAAATGAAACTGATTCTGAACCCTGCCAACCGGCGGGGTTTTGCTTTTCTGGGGGAAGCGATGCAGCAGCCATATTTTTTTAACCCGGGCATGACCACTCAACAGCTTGAAGACTGACTTGGGCAACAGAAAATCTATCTTGCCCACTTCAACCGTCTGATAGCAGAAAAAGCCGCTCTTGAGGAGCGGCTGAGTCAGATCTCTGCGGAGATTGGGCGAGTCGCTACTGGTAGCTTTGAAGGAATGCTGAGTTTTCCCTGGGATCCCAGTCCTCTTGTGGAAAATCCTCAACAGGATAGTGGCCAGTCGGCAGATTGAGTGACGCCAGGACAGCGGCAGCATCTTCTGACATATAACTGGGCTTTAGTTGACTGGCAATGATAAAGAGACAGTCGTTTAGCGAGAGTCTTCTAATCTCTTCAGGTTTCCACTTGGTCATTTCGAAGATAAGGTGATGAAGAGCCTTATCGTTATCAAGATAATAATAATCCGATGAAAAATGTTTCCTGTACTCATCGAGAATACATTCAAGAGTGAATATTTGTCCTATTCGATACCAAACCTGCCTGGCTCTGTAACTGTGTGAGTCTGCCAGTAATGTTTGGGGGAAGTTGTTATTTTGGCAAACCCGTGACTTGATTACCTGTAAAAGGTCTGAGTACTTACTCATATTTTCACCAGTTGATGTTTTAATCATTTGCGATTCAATTTTATCAAAGAGAAAAACAAGCCGCTACACGCTGATAACATCAGGCTGGGCGGTTATGGTGAGCCGATACCTCAGACAAGCAGAGTATTGAAACCAGAAAGACTGAATGTTAAATTTCTGGTGTGGTGAATCCCCCTATGCGGAGGGGCGTCCAGTCAGTTACAGAACCTGTAAATGCAGCGCGGGCCATGCCGACTGGGGCATGCTCACCGGGAGGCACCCGGCACCACGCAATGCTACTAAGCTATTTGGTAGTGGGGTTGCTGTTTCGGCTTCTCCAGCTATGTTTAAAAGGCAGTAACGGAAAAAGCGAGCGCTCTCCTGGTAAATCGGTAGCTCGGACTATTAGGTACGTCTCGATCCGGTACAGAATCAGTATTGCCTACATTTCTGCCCGTTCCTCTGAGCGGGCTTTTTTTCGTCTGATTAAGGCACTTCAACTAACCAAAAACATTTAAGGGCTGCGCTAATACGTGGCCTTTTTCATTTCTGGCTCACGGATGACTCCTTTTAAGGCTTGTCGCTAAATCAGCCCGATGGGCCTGCCCCCTTTATTCACACAGCACCCCGTTAACCCGGAGGTGAAACTATGGCAAAGCATATGCAAGACAAAGAGAGCATGGCCGGAATCACCTGGCTGGCTCTGCTGATCATTGCTGGTTGGGGCGGACTTGTCCGATTCCTGATGGATGTGAAGCAGGGCAAAGCAAAATGGAGCTGGATAAATGCTTTTGCGCAAATTGTGGTTTCGGCTTTTACCGGGGTCATTGGTGGGCTCATCAGCATTGAAGGTGGGCTGAGTATTTACATGATACTGGCCACTGCCGGTATCAGTGGTGCTATGGGTTCCGTAGCGCTCACGTATTTCTGGGAACGAATCACCGGAGTGAAAGCACAATGACAGCAGACCAGATTATCGAGGGGATCCTCGGCAAGGAGGATGGTTATGTCGATCATCCGTCGGATAAAGGCGGGCCGACCCGCTGGGGCATCACGCAGACCACCGCCCGTGCACATGGCTACACCGGTGATATGCGGAACCTGCCCAGGGAAACAGCAAAGCAAATCCTGCTGAGCGATTACTGGACCGGCCCCCGGTTTGACCAGGTGGCAGCTCTATCTACGTTACTGGCAGATGAGCTTTGCGACACTGGCGTGAACATGGGGCCAACTGTAGCCAGTAAGTTTTTCCAGCGCTGGCTGACCGCAATGAATATGCGCGGAAAGCTGTATCCCGATCTGATTCCGGATGGCGCCATTGGTCCCCGAACCATCACCGCGCTTAAGGGATACCTTTCCGCCCGCGGGAAAGAGGGTGAACAGGTTCTGTTGCGTGCGCTGAACTGCAGCCAGGGTGCCAGATACCTCGAACTGGCGGAGGGCCGCGAAGCCAACGAGGATTTTCTCTACGGCTGGGTTAAGGAGCGTGTCCTGTGAAGATGATCATTTTCGCTTTGCTTGTGCTGGTGGCTGTGCTCGTTCTGTTACTTCTGCGCAAATATACCCGGCTGGAGTTCGTAGGGCATGCCAGCTTGCTGCTGAAAACGTGGTCTGTAAAGCTGGGAGCTATCGGCGCGCTGGTTGGTGTATGGGCGCAGTCGTTCCCGGATGCTGCGCTGCACGCCTGGGCGGTGCTGCCGCCGGATATCAAAAACATCCTGCCGCCAAACATCGTTGCGTTGATTAGCCCTGCGCTGGTGGTGCTGGCCGTACTATCGCAATACGTACGCCAGCCAGCATTGAAAGAAAAGGCCGACGAACTGAAGGAGCAGCAATGAGCTTTGAAATTATCGCGGGACTGGTGGTCGTCATCCTGGGTGCTATTGCTGGCGCGTTCGGCATTGGTCATGCTCGCGGGGCCAGTAAGGCGAAAGCCAAAGCTGATCAGCAACGTACCGAAGAGAACGCCGCTGCTACTGTCGCCGCGGCAGAACGCCGTGCTGAAGTCACGAAAGGGGCCAGCGATGTACAGGAAGACGTTAAGCGTATGGGCGATGACGATGTTGATCGGGAGTTGCGCGAAAAGTTTACCCGCCCCGGTAGTCGTTGACACGGCCTGCAGCTGGGTGCGGATCATCTACCTGACTGACCACGATATCGATGTGTTGGATAAGCAGACCAAGCGTGACATCCTGGCGCACAACAAAGCAGTGCAGGCCAATTGCTCGCAGCTCACAGAGAAGGGTTCCAGGTAATTCAGCTACAAACGCAGAACACTTTAGGTATTGAAATTTACATGGCCACATGAACAAAAATCAGAATACGAGACAACAGAGCGCTGAAAAATGAAAAGTTGGTATCTAAGTCAGGTACATTAAGGCACTATGGATTTTCAATTCCTTCTATCTAAGAAGCTGCCCATGACAAGAAATTCACTCCCTCAACTTCCGCATGGTTATCGATACGGTGACGAGCACTCTATTCACCCTCATTGTGATGGGGATTATTTAGCTCCGCAGGGATGTGTTATCAAGTCCATTAACCTTGTAGATGGGGTGGTTATTTATGTGCCCATCCAACGCTACATCAAGCATCTAGATCTTTGGGTTAATGCCGAAGAAACTGTCGAATAAATTGTTAGTTACCGGCCTCGTTCGGGAGTGCTGAGAATTGCCATCAAAAGACCAGCAGAGATGCCTGGTGCTCTGGTTGAATGTTCCGGCAAGTTGAAAATGATTGGTTCAATGAGCTCTTTCGATATTTAAATGCTTTCGATAACTTAAATGAAGCTATCACCACGTTATCACTGCCAGCCAACACCAAAACGGCAGTGGTCAGTTAAAAAGCAGAAAAGCCTCTCTCTGTTGGCTCCTGAGAGATTGTTTATACGCTGGTTGGTAGTGACCAAAGGCCGCATAATTTTGCGGCCTTTTTCATCTCTGTAAAATGAAAGTCCTCAGGCGGTTAACGATGCTCTGGACCATGGAAGTGATCTCCACCATGTCCGCCGCTATGAGGCCCAGGGGGAAGGATGCATCCTGAAAGAGACAGCGCACCACAGATCACAAAAACAGCAAGCATAATTCTTTTCATAATAACTCCTGAACTAAAGAGCCTTAATTCCAAAACATAAAAGTGAATATTTTATGGAGAATCAGTAATTCCTTTTTCTCCCTCACGTTAAATAGGAATAATCCATGGCAAAACCGGACTGGGGCGAGCTTCAGCGACGGTTCCTGTCCGATCATGCCGCAACCGGCGTATCACCGAAGGATTGGTGTGAAGCGCAGGGACTGAATTACGCTACTGCCCGCCGATACATCAAGAAACCCTCTGCGCAAACTGCGCAAAAACCTGCGCAGAAGAAACTGCGCACTGCGCAAAAGGAAAAGTGCGCAGAAGAGCTGGTGGATGATGATGGCCTCACCGATCAGCAACGTTTATTTGTCGCAGAATACCTGAAGGACCACAACGCCACGCAGGCCGCTATCCGTGCCGGGTACAGCAAGAAGACTGCTGAACAAATTGGCTATCAGCTGCTTCAGAAAACTTCAGTTGCGCAGGCCATTGCGCAGCAGCAGAAAGCATCCATTATGCGCACGCTTGGCAGCGCTGATGAAGTGCTTGAGCAGATGTGGCGGCTGGCAACATTCGACGCCAACCAACTTTCTCAGTATCGCCGCGGGAGCTGCCGTTACTGCTGGGGCTTCGGTCACCAGTATCAATGGCGCGATGCGGTTGAGTTCGAAGAGAAGCTGGCTGAGGCTTTAGCGAAGAAAGGGAAAGAGCCAAACGACAGAGGCGGCTACGGTTACGACCATACCAGCTCGCCTAACCCGAAATGTCCTCGCTGTAATGGTGATGGCATCGGCCAGCCTTTCTTCGCCGATACGCGCAAGCTGGCGCCTGATGCTGCACTTGCCTATTCCGGCGTTAAGCTCGGAAAGAACGGTGTGGAGATAACCGCTATCAGCCGCGAACGAATGTTCGAGGCGGTGATGAAGCGTCTCGGACTGGCTGATAGTGAATTCGCCCAGCGTCTACAGCAGATTGAAATCGAGCGCCGGCAACTGGAGATCGACCAGCTTCGACAGGAGATAGCCCTGGATAAAAACCCGACGGGATTTGAAGAGGATTATCAACTTCAGCCAATAACTCCCGATGAGGAACCTCCAGATGATCCAATCCTCTAGCAGCGATGCTGTCAGCCTGACACCGAAACAGGCAAATATTTACGTCTGGGGATGGCAGCGCTCAGCGCGTTTCAGGGATGCTGTATGCGGTCGCCGGTTTGGCAAAACATTCCTGGGCAAAGCGGAAATGCGCAGGGCTGCCAGACTGGCGCAGAAATGGAAAGTCAGTGTAGAGGATGAAATCTGGTATTGCGCACCCACACAAAAACAGGCAAAGCGTGTTTTCTGGCGAAGGCTGAAACAATCCATACCTCCACACTGGCGGGCATCGAAGCCGAACGAGACAGAATTATCCATCACTCTTAAAAGCGGACACATAATGCGATGCGTCGGGTTGAATAACTACGATGATTTGCGTGGGTCTGGCTTATTTTTCGTGCTGGTGGATGAATGGGCTGATTGCCCGTATGCAGCATGGGAGGAAGTCTTGCGCCCGATGCTGTCGACTTGTCGGTATATCGTAAATGGTGTGCAGTTTATAGGTGGACATGCTCTCCGGATTGGCACACCCAAGGGATTTAACCATTGCTATGATTCATGGCTTGCCGGACAGGACAACCGAGAGCCTGACCATAAAAGCTGGCTTTATACTTCGGTGGATGGTGGAAATGTTCCGCCAGAAGAACTGGAAGCAGCTCGCCGGCGAATGGATCCCAGAACGTTCAGGCAGGAATATGAAGCTTCGTTCGAAAACTATCAGGGCGTTGTCTATTACTGCTTTGATCGCCGTAAAAATCATACTGATGAAACCGTTAAACCAGGTGAAGCGCTGCATATCGGTATGGACTTTAACGTGGGGAAAATGGCGGCAGTGGTTTATGTACTGCGTGATGGGCTTCCACGGGCTGTAGATGAGTTCATGGATGTATTTGATACTCCGGCAATGATTGAAGCGATTAAGACTCGGTACGAGGAAGGGAAGCACACAATCAATATCTATCCCGATGCTTCAGGGAAAAACAGGAAGTCCAGCAACGCCAGCGAGTCGGATATTTCTCTGCTCTATGATGCTGGATTCTCTGTGCTGGTTAATGACAGCAACCCGGCAGTAAGGGACCGGATAAACGCTGTCAACTCAATGCTATGCAATACCTACGGCGAGCGGAGGATGATGGTTAACACGGTAACTTGCCCGAAATTCACTCAGTGCCTGGAGCGACAGGTCTATAACGATAAAGGCGAGCCAGATAAGAAAGGCGGCTTTGACCACGGCAATGATGGCGGTGGTTATCCAATCGTGTACCTGTTCCCTGTCAACGCTACAGCGTTCGACATCACCCTCGATACGACATTCTGATATGGCCAATAATGATATTACTTACGTCCGCCCTGAGGTCAGGGCGGCGATGCCCGTGTGGAAAAAAATTCGTGACGTGTGCAAAGGGGCTGATGCTGTAAAGGCCGCCGGGAATGAATACCTCCCTTTTCTGGATCCGTCCGATAAGTCTGCACGCAATAAAAAGCGCAATGCCGATTACATTCAGCGCGCCGTTTTCTACGCAATAACGGGCAATACAAAAGTGGGTTTGCTGGGGCTGGCATTCCGAAAAGACCCTACCATGACCGCGCCGGATAAGCTGAATTATCTTCGTGATAACGCCGATGGTGCTGGTGCAAGTATCTATCAGCAGTCCCAGCAGGTTACAGAAAATATTCTGGAGGCCGCGCGCGAGGGGCTTTATACGGATTATGCAGCTGAGACCGACGAGGCGATCATCCTTCGTTATCAGGCGGAAAGCATCATTAACTGGCGCACCAAACGCATCAATGGACGTGATCAACTGGTGCTGGTGGTTTTACGCGAATGCATGGAAAAGGAAGATGGTTTTGCGTACGAGGATGAAATCCAGTATCGCGAACTGGCTCTGGAGAACGGAAAGTTTGTCTGCCGGGTATGGCGAAAGTCAGCTGACGCAGGCTCTTTTTCCGTCACTTCCGAGTATCATCCTAAGCCAAAAGGTGAGGATTTCTGGGATGAGATCCCCTTTACCTTCGTTGGTGCGCAGAATAATGATCCCACCATCGACGAGTCGCCTTTAGCCGCCCTCGTTGAAATTAACCTTGGCCATTATCGTAATTCGGCAGATTACGAAGACAGCGTATTTTTCTGCGGTCAGGTTCAGCCGGTGATTTCCGGTCTTGATACCGCCTGGCGTGACTGGCTGCAGGATAAGGGAATTCGTGTCGGTTCTCGTTCTCCATTCCTGCTGCCGAAGGAGGGGAGTTTTACCTATGCTCAGGCGCAACCAAACACCCTGGCTAAAGAGGCGATGGACAGTAAGCGTGATTATTCTGTTCAGCTTGGCGCCCGGCTTATCGAGCAGAACGGCGCGGTTAAAACCGCCACGCAATCCAGCGGCGAGCAAACCGCATCCACATCGGTGCTCGGCATTTGCGTTTCCAATGTCTCGGAGGCCTATACGCTGGCGCTCGGCTGGTGCGCCAGATATCTCGGCATAAAAGGCGAGGAATATCGTTACAGCATCAATCAGGAGTTTATCGCCAAAGTCGCAGAATCCGGCATGGTAACGGCAATCGTCAATGCCTGGCAGTACGGTGCGATTCGCGACACTGATATGGTCAGAGCTCTGCAGAGGCTTGACCTGATAGATCCTGCTGACGACCCTGAAACTGTCATTGACGCTATTCGTAACGGCGCGCCTAACCTGATTGGTGGCAATAATGGCAACGGCGAATGACAAACTGCATGATGAATCCATAGCCCACGCTATATGGGTTAGTCGCTACAGCACCGGCGTTGCCAACAGGATGATAAAAGTCCTGAATGACAGCGACGCCGAACTTACCGCAAGGTTGCTGGTCGCTATTGATACGCTGGACGCTGAGAGCTTTACCGTTTCTAGGCTGGAAGCGTTACTGGTAAGCGTCAGGGCGATAAACAAGGATGCGATTCAGTCGATGTATGCAGCTCTTACTGCCGAGTTGCAGGAACTGGCGAAGCACGAAGCCACTTTTCAGATGAGCCTCTTCCAGTTTGCTATTCCCGACGATGTTCTTGCTCTTCATCCGCTGGTGGGCATCTCCCCGGATGCGGTTTATGCCGCGGCGATGGGGCGTCCATTCCAGGGACGTTTGCTGAGTGAATGGGCCAGCAACCTCGAAGCTGATCGGATGGCGCGCATATCCAATACGGTGCGGCAGGGATTCCTGCTGGGCGATACGCAGGAGCAAATCGCAAAAAAGGTCCGTGGCCATGCTAATCGTGGTTACCAGGACGGCGCGCTGCAGATGAGCCGGGCCAATGCAGCCAGCATTGCAAAAACGGCAGTAGGGCATCTTGCATCGACAGCCAGACAAAGCTTTGCGTCGGCGAACGACGACATTCTGAAGGGTAAGCAGTGGTTATCTACTTTGGATAACCGGACATCAAAGGATTGTCGGATCCGCGACCGTCTCAAGTACACGCTGGATAATAAACCGATAGGGCACAAGGTGCCTTATCTGCAGGGACCTGGAAAAATCCACTTTTGCTGTCGGAGCACTGAAACTTACATCCTGAAATCGTCCGAGGAGTTGGGTATCAAAGTCGGCGAAATCAAGGACAGCTCGCGCGCCAGTATGGATGGACAGGTTCCGGCTGATACGACTTACCAGGACTGGTTCTCCCGGCAGTCGTTCACGCGACAAGCTGAGATTGTCGGAGAAACGCGCGCCAGGCTGATTCGTTATGGCGGCATGTCTGCCGATGAATTCTACAACGACAGGGGCGAGTGGCTGACGCTTGACCAATTGCGCAACCGTGACGCGCAGGCGTTTAAGGATGCCAGAGTGTGATAGAGTAAATTCGTGGTGAATGCAGGATGCTGACCTGCGCGCCAAAGCGTCCCGTGAGAAACGGGCAAGCCGGAAACCAGACTCACCTCGGTGAGTCCCCGCCGTTCTGAAGGATCAGGATGCCGTGGCAGCACCGGCCACCACACTTGCTTATGATCGCTCAGGAGTTCTTTAGCATGAAGATTTTCTTAAAAGGCGGGCCTCGAGATGGTGAGTCTGTATCCCTTCACACGGATGACTACGGAGTGCCTTTAGAACGAGTGCAATTTCCTCAGCCTGTTTCTGCTGCATCCCCATTGTTTAATAACGGATTTGATGCCTGTGATCTCGAACAGGATATTCTGATATATACGCTAGAAAGGATAGTAATAGACGGGAAAGTGCATCACTACGAATACCACTATCAAGGTCGCTAAGGCGGCCTTTTTTATTATCTAAATTTCACAACAGGCTGCCTCCGGGCGGCCTTTTTTATTGGGCCAGGCCCACAGTAACTATCCCAAGGGGACAACATGCTTATTCGTAACATGCTCATTAAATATTATTCGGCAGCTGGTGGTGAAGGTGGTGATGGCGGTGGCTCCGGTAGTGGTGCGCCCGAGATTACGCCGGAAATCCAAAAGCTGATCGATGAGCAGGTCAGTGCTCAGGTTTCAGGCCTGAAAAATAAAAATAGTGAGTTACTCGGTAAGCTCAAAGAGTCCACTGAGTCGCTTAAGCGTTTTGAAGGTATCGATCCTGACGCGGTGAAAACTATTCTCCAGCGTTTCTCTGATGATGAAGAGGCGCAACTGATCGCCGCCGGGAAAATTGACGAGGTACTGGATAAACGCACTGAGCGGCTACGTGCTGATGTTGATAAGCAAATCAAAGCCGCTAATGAACGCGCTGAAAAGGCGGAAGCGTTCTCCAACAAATTCCGTGATCGTGTCCTGGGTGATGCTATCCGCAGCGCAGCGCTTAAGGCTGGCGCGCTGCCAGAAGCATCCGACGATCTGATTCTTCGTGCTAAAGGCACATTCCAGCTCAACGACGAAGGCGAGGCCGTAGCAGTTGATGCAAATGGCGATGTTCTGTTCGGTAAAGACGGCAAAACTCCGCTCACCCCGGTTGAGTGGGCTGAATCTCTGAAAGAGACGGCCCCGCACCTGTTCCCGCGCGCCGAAGGCTCCGGGGCTGGTGGTCATAAACCCGGTGGCGGTGGCGGTAGTCTGAAACGTTCAGAAATGAGCTCAAGCGACAAAGCGGACTACATCCGCAAACATGGCCAGCAGGCCTATCTCAAATTGCCTAAGTAAGGACTAATCAATGCCTACGACCGTAAACAGTGACCTGATTATCTATGACGACCTCGCGCAGACTGCGTTTCTTGAGCGTCGCCAGGATAATCTGGAAGTCTTCAACGCCGCTTCAAACGGCGCAATCATTCTCGACAACGAACTGATTGAGGGTGATTTTCGCAAGCGCACCTTCTATAAAGTTGGTGGTTCTATCGAATCGCGCAACGTAAACTCCACCGACCCGGTAACGGGTAAAAAAATCGGTGCCGGTGAATCTGTCAGCGTTAAGGCGCCGTGGAAATACGGCCCGTATGAAACCACGGAGGAGGCGTTTAAACGTCGGGGTCGCGACGTTAGCGAATTCTCCGAGGTGATCGGCGTCGACGTCGCTGATGCAACGCTTGAAGGTTATATCAAGTATGCCCTACAGGGTCTTGTTGCAGCCATTGGCGCAAATGCTGACATGACGGTATCCGCGGATATTGCCACTGATGGTAAGAAAACGCTGACCCGTGGCCTGCGTAAATACGGCGATAAATTTAACCGTGTTGCGCTGTTCGTTATGCATTCCACGACCTATTTCGACATTGTTGATCAGGCTATCGACAACAAAATTTACGAAGAAGCTGGCGTGGTGGTTTATGGCGGACAGCCAGGCACGTTGGGTAAACCGGTGCTGGTAACTGACACCATGCCAGTTGATGCGATTCTGGGGCTGGTGGCCGGCGCGGTATCCGTAACGGAATCACAGGCTCCGGGCTTCCGTTCCTACGATATCAACGACCAGGAAAACCTTGCCATTGGCTATCGCGCAGAGGGCACGGTTAACGTTGAACTGCTGGGTTACAGCTGGGATGAGACGAAGGGCGCTAACCCTGACCTGACCAAAATCGGCACCGGCGCGAACTGGAAGAAACATTTCACCAGTAACAAATCCACTGCAGGCGTACTGATTAAGCTGGAAGCCCCTGCGGGGGAGTAACCCTGTCAGTGGATAAAACTTCCGCAACTGCTGACAGTACCGACGCGGTGACCGTTTCGCTCAAGTACACCAGAAATGGTGCAGGAGTCTCCGGGGCATCTGTGGCGTGGACGTCTACAGGCGGCACACTCAGTGCTTCGACGTCACAGACAGGGTCTGCTGGTGGCTCGACGGTGAAACTCACCTCTGCTACGGCCGGCTCCTTCACGGTGACGGCTACCGTTGACGGCGTGGTGAAAACAACTGAAGCGATCGCGTTCACTGCTCCAGCGGGTGGTTAACTGACGGGGCGAAAGCCCCGTTTCTTTTGGTGAGGATCCGATGACCGTTTATATAACAATCCAGGACGTTGACGAGTTGCTGGGGGATACCTGGGCTGCCGCCGACAAAAAGGTTAAAGCCGTGCTCCAGGCAAACACCTGGATGACGGCGCTTAACCTTCAGGATATCGACCCGGAGCATATTCCTGAAGAAGTTAAGCAAGCCGGAGCGTTTATCGCTTCCGTAGCCGCTGCAGGCAATCTGTATCAGCAAAAAACAGATTCCGGCGTGGTGACGAGCAAAAGCGTTGAGGCCGACGATGTGAAGGTTTCCCGCACTTTTTCCGAGCTTTCAACCACCAGCACTGAATTACTCGATCCTGATTTGCAGCTGGCGCTGGATATGCTCAAACCGTGGATGATTAACCCTTTCCAGACGTTCTTTGTGAGGGCGTGATATGTCCGATTTGAAGGTGGTCCCATTTCAAAAGCCCAGCCATCACAGCCTCGATAACGACCAGGTTATTAGCCTGCTGAAACAGGCTCTGGAGAGAGCCGAAAACGGCGGCTGCCACAGTGTCGCAGTGATACTGCTTGATGATGAGGGTAACGCGATTGATTGCTGGCATAACGGTGGACGCCCCTATGTGATGGTTGGCGCTATGGAGTCGCTTAAAACCGACTTTATCCATGCTCATATTGAGCGGCGGTAAGGGGGTAACATGCAAAATCCATATGTGCATTATGCCGGCGACGGGCTCGGCCCCCGCGATGTGTTTGTGAATGGAAACCCGATCAGACATGTCGTTTACGCAAACCAGGCAAAGGGTGTTGTAGAGTTTGCTCCGCTCCCGCTGCGGGTTAAGCGCAATGGCGAAATTTATACCCGCAAACTCCACGGTACAGTGATCGTTAAACCTCAGCAGCGTACTGGTGGGTGCAATGGGCATTCGTGACGAGCTGCAAACCGAAGTCGCCGCGGCATTCGATACCGACCTGCAGGATGCCGTTAAGGATTTCACTGGGTCATATACCGTTCGGGGGGCCTGGGACCCGGTGACGGAAACCGGCACTGAAACGCAGGTGACTTACTCGGGGCGTGGAGTGCTGGCGCGCTATAAGCTGCGCCGTATCGATGGCGTTAACATTCTGCATGGTGATGTGAAGCTAACCGCACTGGTTAACGAGGTGACTGATAAGCCGGCCGTCGGGCATATCATCACCGCACCGGATCCGGTTACGGGTGAGCTTCAGCGCTACGAGGTCATCACCGCTTCTGCCGACTCTGCTGGCGCTGCGTACTCCATTCAACTGCGGAGGGCGTGATATGGCTAAGGGCTGGAACATTGATCCGGCGGCATTCGCCGGGCTGGTGGCAGAAGATGTCAAACTACGCCAGCGGGCAATCGCCATTCAGTTGCTGAATGAAATCGTTCAGCGGTCGCCGGTAGGAAACCCGGAGCTGTGGGCCATTAACGCGACCGCGGTTCAGTACAACAAAGCTGTTGGGGAATGGAACGAATCTCTTTATGCCGATCCTGCCAACCTGACAAAGACAGGCCGTCTCAGAAAGAAAGTCCGTGTTAATGACAGCATGGATATCAGGCGGCCGGCTGAGTATCGCGCAGGAACCTTCAGGGCATCGCATTTTGTCAGCATCGGCGAACCTAATCATTCCGTCCCGACCGAACCGGATCCGCGCGGGACAATGACGTTTCTTAATGGCAAAAATATTATTGACCAGGCGCCAGCCTACTCGGTGATTTACATCCAGTCGAACCTGCCTTACTCCGTGCCTCTGGAGAATGGCCACTCAACACAGGCGCCGACAGGCGTCTATGCCGTCTCGTTTAATGGTGTAATTCAGGCCTACAAATGACCCTTACAGAAATCAGAAACGCTGTCATTTCCCGAATGGCGGCACAGACCGCTATTGCCTCTGATGCGGTGGATTATCCCAATGGCCCGGTATTTGACCCCAGTAACCGCGATATCTGGGCCCGACTAACCAACATTGCTGGGCAGGCTGGCGCAACCGAGATCGGGGACGGGCCGGTAGTCCACAGGACGGGCTTACTCATCATTCAGCTGTTTGTTCCGGTCGGATCCGGGACGTTGCTTATCTCCCGAACGGCCGACCAGCTAACGGAGCTATTCGAGTTTAAGGACGACGGAAAGCTGAGTTATTTCGCTGTTTCTGCTGTGCCGGCGGGTGAGACCGATGGCTGGTTACAGCTCAATCTTCAAATTCCTTATCGCGCTCTGTAGCGCACAAAAAACAGGAGGCTCCTGTGAGCTCAGGTGCAAAAGTAGTAGCCGCGTTTATTCGCGAGACAACGCCAGGAATCACGCCTACAGCAGGGGCGTGGAACCTGCTGCGTCGTTCTTCATTTGGTCTGAAACCAACGCAGAACACCAACGACAATGACGAAATCGCTGGTGACCGCATGGCGCAAGGTGTTTCACGCGGCACAGTGGATGTCGGCGGCGATGTCGGCACGCGGTTTCGCTGGAACCAGCATGATGATTTTCTTGCCAGCTGCTTCGGTTCCGAATGGCTAAATAACGTGCTAACGATGGGTAATGGTCGCATTACGTTCTCCCTGTCGACTTTTGCCAGTGATGTGGGGATCGCCCAGATTGCCCGCGGTTGCCAGGTTGGCACCTTCCAGATGGAAATCCCGGCCGATGGTGATATCACTGCAACCATTACGTTTGCAGGGCTGGACTGGGAGACGAAGGGGGACGATACCAGCTATTTCACCGCGCCGGTGGATTTAGCGGGGGCGCTGCGTTACTCCTTCAAAGAGGTCACGAACATCCGGCTAAATGGTGTTGATGGCGGGACAGGTTTCTGCGTCGACACCTTCAACATCCAGTTCAACAACAATATGCAGACTCAGCGCTGCATCGGTACCGGTTCGGCATTCGCCGGCGCAAACATTCCGACAACCTTTACCCCGTCAGGTCAAATCACGTTGTCATGGTCAAAGGCTGCCTGGGAGGTTTACAAAAAAACGTTCACCGGCGAAACGGTGCCGTTTAGCTTCACGCTGGAGAATGCTGAAGGCGCCTATACCTTCGATTTCCCGGAAGTGCAGATCTCCGGCGACTGGCCGGATGCGGGGAGCACTGACATTGTTCAGGTTCAGCTGGATATCACCGCGGCCAATACTCCGCCGACGATTACGCGCGTGCCTAAAGTGCCGGCGACGGCAATCAGTGTTGCGCCAGCCACTTCAACTGGGGCCGTGGGATCCACGGTGACGTTAACCGCCACGCTTACGCCAGCTGATTCAACTGATACCGTCCAGTGGACGTCATCGGATCCGACTATCGCCAGCGTGGTTTCTACCGGGCAGAAAACAGCAACAGTCACCAGAAATGCTGCTGGTACTGCAATCATCACCGGTAAGGCCCGCACCTATACCGCAACGTCTGAAATCACCGTTACCGCGCCTTAATTTACCTGGCCCGTTCTGCAGTCATCGCGGATCGGGCTTTTTTGGGAGTCTTTATGCTGATTATTTCTTCTCAAATTGATTTGAACGGAGAACGCTGGTTTTTCCCTTTCAAAAAGCCAGCAGGAAGTAAAAAGAAATTCACGCCGGAAGACGAGGCGCTATTTAAACTCCGTCTGCTGGTGGCCAGTAGCGAGAATCCACAATACCGCTCACGCAATGCGCTGGTGCGGCGCCATATCGACAAAATGGACGCGAGCTACCAGGTCGGTACGGATGCTTTCGATCTCGCCAGTGTGGGCGAGATTGACTCGGTTGATGATCTTCTCATAGACAATTGCGCGCGCTTTCTTCTGAAAGACTGGGAAGGCGTGGGGGAGTTGGTGGATGGTACGGAGACGGCCGTAGCGTATACACCGGAGCGTGGTGTTGCGTTACTGAAGCAAAACCCCTCTCTGTACTGGCTTATTCTGGCGGAGGCGGCGAATATTGCTCAGGGTAAGGAGCAGCAGACTCAGGAAACCGTAAAAAAGCCATAGAGGCCCAAAAGTGGCTAAAGGAATTCGCCGGCGAACAGGGCGAGAAAGCAAAGTGGCGCAGGGAGAAGCTAAATCTCCCGCCCATTCCAGAGCCTGAAATCGATGCAGTCACTGGGGAGATCCTCAACGCTTACGCCATGATATCGCGCGGCAGGAAGTATGCAGGCATGGCTGGAGTGCCGCTCCCTCTATCCCTGAATGATATCGAGCTTTACCTGGCATCGCGCACCATCCTGATTGACCGTACCGAGTTTGATGCAGCGATACTGGCCCTCGATGACGCCTGGAGGGATGAGTGGGCAGAGGCACAGAAACGTGCAGCAGATAAGAAAGGAAGCAACTGACCTACCATTAATGGTGGTCCATGCTACTGAAGGTCGATGATAGGATGTTTCCGATTGCAATCAAAGGAAACATATAATGAAAAAAGTCATCGCCTTGGCGCTTGGAGCGCTGTTACTTTCTGGTTGTACAGTACGTGTTGCAGATTTGACTGTGGCGAGTACTAAAAATTACAACCTCAATGGGGGTAAGTTCTACAAAGGGAAACGTGTAACAGCAGAAGATAGCTATCCGGTTATCATCTTCCCTCTTGGCATCCCGAACGTTAAAACAGCCGCTGATCGAGCGATTGAAAAAGATCGCTGTGCAGTTGGTCTGTCTGACGTAGTTGTCACTCAACTTAACCACTCCTTCCTGTTCGGTAAGATTGGTCTGCGTGTTGAGGGTAATCTTGTGATTGACCGCAGCCTGCCGGGTTGTGAGAACGCAAGCTGATTGATAAAGCCACCATCGGGTGGCTTTTTAATTGATGGGGTAGACAAGTGAAGATTATTGGATACTTAGCGATTGTAATAGGGGTGATCTTTGCTGTATCGGCGCTATTTATGGATGTGACAGTAGCGACAAGCGGTGGCTATAGGGTTAACAATCTTGGATTAATGTCATCGCGCCAAAATTACATGATATTTGGAGGTTTCGTAGCGATCGCAGGTATCATTCTTGCTCTGGTGGGAGATAAGCTAAAAGCGTCCGGAACTTCAGTCAAATGCCCTTACTGCGCAGAATTAATAAATTCCGAAGCGGTGAAGTGCAAGCATTGCGGGAGTGATGTAACTCCTTCGAAGATAATAGCTAACACTGACAATACTGGAGCTAGTGATAGGCTGGCTGATGTCAATGTAAAGTTAATCGCTGGAATTGCAATCACTGTCTTTGCGGTGATTATCGTAGCAATAATGTTTTACCGCCAATGAAGTAAAGACCCGACAGTTTCAAAAGTTCCAACCTCGCTTTGGCGGGGTTTTTTATTGCCCGGAGAAAAGCACGTGACAGAACAAACCTCCCGCCTGGCCATTATTATTGACAGTTCTGGGGCAGAAAAGCAGGCTGACAATCTCGCAACTGCACTGGTAAAAATGACGCAGGCAGGTGAACGTGCTGCCACCAGTGCAGGGAAAGTGACAAAGGCCACTGATGAAGAAAAACAGTCCCTTTCTGAACTTTTAGATCGTATCGACCCGGTAAACGCCGCCCTGAACAAACTGGATAAACAACAGCAGGATCTTGCGAAATTCAAATCCAAGGGGATGGTAGATACCGATACATTCGATCTTTATTCAAAGAAAATCGAGGAAACACGAAACAGACTAACAGGATTTCGCGACGACCTTGGTAAAACCGGCCAATCCGCCGCCCAGACTGCCTATGCCATGCGCATGATCCCGGCTCAGATGACAGATATTGTTGTCGGCTTATCCACCGGTCAGTCTCCGTTTATGGTGCTGATGCAGCAGGGCGGGCAGTTGAAAGATATGTTCGGGGGTATTATTCCTGCAATTAAAGGTGTATCCACCTACGTCATGGGGTTGGTAAATCCATTTACAGTAGCTGCGGGGGCAGTTGGTCTTCTCACTTATGCTGTTTATCAAAATCGGCTGGACATTGAAGCGGCAACAAAAATTGCTACAGAGTCGCTTGGCACTAACGGTGATGCTGCCGAGCGTCTTGCACTTAATATGGTTGCGATATCCGATAAGACGGGGCTGGCGATCGAAGACGTCGGTAATATGTTTATCACTACGAATGACGGTGCCAGCGAGGCAGTAAATAAATTAATTGATGTGGGGTTTAGTTACGATGAAGCACGACAAAAAGTCTCACAATATAAAGATTCGGCTAATTTTACGGCTCTGAATGCAGATATTGATATGCATCGTCGAGAGATCCTGAAAATAGGCGACTCATGGACGGCTGCGGCTATAAAGGTCAAAAATTATTACACAGCAGCCGACAAAGGTAAGCAGAATGTTGCCCTTGGTGGTGCAATAGACCCCACAATGAGATTTATCGGCCAGGCTATCGACCTGCAATCAACGATGAATGTTTTGACCATTCAGGGTAATAAAGCTGTTGCAGAGTCTGTTGACTGGATTAATAAGGAGTATCTGGCGGCAGACAGAGTTGCCGGTGCAGAAGCTCGGTTAAAGGAGGCAAGAGAGCAGTCCAGAAAAATTGCTTTCTCAGGAAATAAAGAAGCCATCGAACAGGCAAATGCGCTAATTGCTGTACGAGAAAAGGAACTTGAGCAGGCTAAAAAGGCTGGACAGCCTAAGACCCACAAAGGAAAAGCCTATACAGAGGACGCGGCAACCAGGCTGCTTGATCAAATAAACCAGCAGACAGCTGCCTTGCAGTCACAACTGGATGCCAGTGACAAGCTTAACAGCGCAACCCAGGCACGTGTTAAGTTCGAACAGCAAATTACTGACCTCAAGTCTAAAACGCAGCTCACCGCTGACCAGAAATCGATCCTTTCCCGTTCAGATGAAATCCTCCAGGCGTATAAGCAGCAGGAGGCACTGCAAAACTCCGTAAAAACCCTGGACGATTACCGGAAAATACAGGAACAGGTAAAGACGAAGGATGAGCGGACCAACGATCTGCTTAAAACCCGTCTTGAACTTCTGGAGAAGGTCAAAGCAACCGGGCAACTAAAGCCCGGTGAATATGAAAAAACACGGGCAGATATTTATCAAAATACCGATATGCAACTGCCCTCGACGGTTCGTAATGATGTAGGAAACCTGACACCCACAGGAGGGCGACTCTCTGGAACTTTTGAGGGGATGCAGGGGCAAATCAATGAATATGACCAGGCGCAGCAGGAGCTCCAGCGCTGGCTGGCAGCTCAGGAGGAAGCTTATGCGAAGGCCGGCGAAATAACTGCCGAGGGTGAGGCCAGAATGACGTCGATTCGTCAGCGTGCAGCGGATGCAAATCAGGTCATAGAGGCTCAGAAAAACACCATCATATCTGCGGCCACGCAGTCCTTGTTTAATAGTACCGCCGAAATCATGCGAACGGGGTTTGGTGAGCAATCGGCAATCTACAAGGTTGCTTTTGCTGCGAGTAAGGCATTCGCTATCGCGGACTCGATGGTGAAAATCCAGCAGGCTATAGCAAGCGGTGCAGTAAGCGCGCCTTATCCGGCCAACATCATCGCTATGGCCTCAATCGCTGCGCAGACCGCCAGTATCGTCTCAAATATTCAGGCTGTTTCAGGCGTTGGCTTCGCCTCCGGCGGTTACACCGGCCCCGGTGGTAAGTATCAGCCAGCGGGTATTGTTCACAAAGGAGAGTACGTCTTCGACCAGGCATCAACGAACCGGATCGGCGTGTCTCAGCTTGAGGCACTTCGAAATGGCCAACCGCTTGATGCAACTCTGGGGCGTACAGGGTTTGGTACTGGTGTTCAGAACGTTAACAGCGATAACCGTAGGCAAACAACTGTACACGCGCCGATTAATCAGGAGTTTCATCTCCAGGGTATTACTCCGGAGCAGTTGAGCGCTACACTCAATCAGAATAATCGACAGCTTTCCAGGCAGTTAAAAGGTGAACTCACAAAGGAGGTTACCATGCCACAAGGGGCTTTTGGCAACGCTCTAAAAGGAAACTATACACGACACGGTCCTAGGTAAGCTAAACTGCATTAGCTGAGACTTGATTAGGTAGGTAAGTCTAACAATCTGAGTAGGTGCAAGAAAACACAAGGATCTTATTAATGGAAGCGTTGTTAACATTTACATTTAAAGACTTTATAGCTTTTATGATTCCTCTTTTTATTGGCGGACTTATCTTCAATAGGAGACGTAAACGTAAGGAGGTCCGAGTGAAGTTTTCATTTCTTTGGCTTGTTTTGATAGTTGGTGGAATTCTTGAAATATGTGATGAGATTTACACAACTTATTCCTATAGGCATAATCACTTATATAATAATGATACGCTTACAACCGTGTTTAACTATGATTTTGCAAAAATTGTTTTTTGTGGGGTTTTGATCTTTGTTTCTATTGCGCTTCTTCTTCAGGAGTTGATTTTAAACAAACAGTCACATTGACGTATATTTCCTGTCGGCACATCGCCCTTTTTTATTTTGATATGGGGCTGTGCCGAAACAATGTAAGTTCACATTAAAGCCAATAAAATTAATATATTGATAATGCTGTTTTTTCTGATTTCTTTTAGCTCTTAAGATGAGCTGATAAATATATCGCCTTGTGTGTTTGTGTCGATTCAATAAGATTTTTATCTTCGTTAATCTGAACCAAAAAATCAGAGATTTCTTCGATTCCATCGTGCTTTATTCTGAAATGAATATCCTCCTGAGGTTAATGGTGAAATTTTATTCGAGATACTTTACCGGGAGACTGCATGACTGATATCAACTACCCACATGACAGCCTCCCTATGCCATTACAGGAAGGATACGGATTCCAGCCTGTAAGCCCGTTAAAACGTACCCAGTTAATCACCGGCCGCGCGCGGCAAAGGCGAGCTTATACGTCCACGCCGACGCAGGCCAGCATCACCTGGTTTATGGAAACCGATGCGCAGGGACTGGCGTTTGAGTCCTGGTTCCGTGATGCGTTATCTGACGGGGCTGCATGGTTCATGATGAAGCTGCAGACGCCGGCAGGCATTAAGTTTTACAAATGCCGCTTCACAGATATATATCAGGGACCGGTGCTGGTGGCCCCGATTTACTGGAAGTACACGGCGACGCTTGAGTTATGGGAACGCCCCCTTGCTCCTGCCCCATGGGGTAATTACCCGGAATGGATCGTCGGCAGCTCACTGCTGGATATTGCGCTGAATAAGGAGTGGCCCAAGGCTTGATTAAAACCGTTTCACCTTCATAATCACTTGTGTCGATTTGTGGGAAAGTCCTTCATGCCGCTCCGTAGCCGGAGCGTGAAATAAAGCGCGGAATAGCGATCCTGCCGGTGAGGGTACACCCACATTCGACACCAATTTTTAAGGTCACCTTCGGGTGGCCTTTTTTATTGGGTAAAAATCATGACAAGACTCAACCGCCTCTACGCCAGCAGCGGACCGGAGGTGATCATTGAAACGCTGCAGATCACCATTGGCTCTGATGTTCACTACCTTTGCCAGGGTTACGACAACATCACGGCGACGACGGAGAACGGCGATACCGTAACGTTTTCAGCCTGTGCGATAGACATTGCGCTGCCGGCGCGCAATGCGGACGGCACGCAGGACCTCAAATTTGCCTTGTGCAATATCGATGGTGTTGTGTCCACGGCGATCCGCTATGCGCTGGCTAACCGTCTGTCTGCATTGCTGACGTACCGGCGTTATATCTCCACGGATTTAGCGGCCCCTGCGGAAGTGCCGTATACGCTGAAAATCAAGTCTGGTTACTGGACGGCGACAGAGGCGCAGATTACCGCGGGCTACATGAATATCCTCGATACCGCCTGGCCGCGATACCGCTACACGCTCCCTGTATTCCCCGGACTGCGTTATATCAGCTAAGGAATCCCAATGTTCAACCCTGATAAATACCGTTCTGTTAAATGGCAGAAGGGCGGGCGCGTATACCCGCAGCTCGACTGTTTCGGCATTGTGAACGAGATACGCCGCGATCTGAATTTACCCGTCTGGCCCGATTTTGCCGGGGTAACCAAAGACGACGGCGGACTCGACCGGGAAGCGAGAAAGCTGATGCTTTCGCTGAAACGTTGTGATCCCTGTGAAGGTGCCGGAGTGGCTTGCTATTCCGGATCAACCGTCACCCATGTGGGGATCGTAGTCAGTATCGGTGGCCTGCTGCACGTGGCGGAATGCAATCCGGGAATGAACGTCACCTTTCTGCCGTTGCCGCGGTTTAAGCGCCGATTTGTCAAAGTGGAGTTCTGGCAATGACCATTCGTTTTTACCCGTCCCGGCTTCCCGGTGAACCACTCGAAACGCATGAGCATGGTGTAACCAGCATTCGCAGCTGGCTGGTGGCAAATGTTGAAGGCTACGAGGATCGGGATGTCCCACCGCTGACCGTTGAGGTTGAGGGGCTGTTAATTCCGCCAGGCGAGTGGGCTAAGTGTGTGATTCGCCCAGATAGTGATGTCAGGCTTTATCCGGTTCCCTTCGGGCTGGAGGCCGCCACAATCGCGTGGATCGGCGTCGGTATCTCCGTTGCCGCTGCAGCCTATTCGCTGTTTATGATGAGCAACATCGATACGGGCGGCTATACCTCATCCACAGGGCGGAGTCTCGACCTGAACCCGGCAAAGGCAAATACGGCAAAACTCGGTGATGCCATTCGTGAGGTGTTTGGCCGGGTGCGTATCTACCCTGATTATGTGGTCCAGCCTGTGACCCGGTTTGATGCCGCCGATCCTACGAAAATGCGCGTCCAGATGCTGCTGTGTCTCGGTGTCGGTGATCTGATTTATACCAATGGCGATATCAGGGTTGGCAGTACGCCAGCTTCAACGCTACCGGGATTCAGCAGCACCCATTACCCGCCAGGCGCGGACGTTTCCGGTGATGAGCGCAGCGAAAACTGGGTCAACTCCACCGAAGTGGGCGGGACGTCATCCGGCACCGGGCTGGATATGGCCCAGACGTCGCCGGACGCAGACGACATTATCGCAGACAGCATGACCGTCTCCGGATCGAGCGTGACGTTTACGGGGCTGGATACGGATGATGATGATGATGACGATAATGACGAGAACGATAACGCACTGCCGCCCAGCTGGGTCGCTGGCGCCGTGGTCGAACTTAAAGCCCCGGCGAACTACCAGATCACCACGGCGGCCGGATACAGCGTTATCGCAAGCCCGCTGCTGACGGAGATCGCGCCGGTAGTAGGTATGCCGGTGACGCTGGGGTTTAACTCTGTCGATTACGATCTGTTTATCGCGTCATATACCCCCGGTCAGGCTGCAGTGCCCGGCGCCGGGGGGAGTGCGGCAAAACTCCAGGCCAGTGCGGCCCCGACCACCTACGATTTTTCGACCAGCTCCAGCACGTTCACGATCACCTGGCAGGGGGTTACCTACCCGGTGTCGCTGGTGGCTAACTACGTCTCTATGTCGGGACTGCTGGCAGCCATCACCGAGGGACTCACTGGCTCCGGCCTGGTTGCGCAGGACAATGGCGGAACTGTACTGATAACCGAGGCGGCCAGTCCGTTCGCGGGTGGGGCGATAACTTCCTCTTCACTGCCTGCAGCTGTTTTCGGTGATGCCCCGGTTTACACCTCCGGCACGGCATCAACCGGCGGCAGCCCGGCGGTAACGGCGAATGTGACACTCGCTTATAACTCTGCCACGGGAACGGCCTTTTCCGGCATGCCGGAGGGGGTGCAACGGCTTTCACTTGCTCACCGCGGGAGTGAGTACCGCATTGTCTCAGCCGATGGTACAACGGCGACGGTGGCGCGCCTGGTTAACGGCGCTGTTGATGAGTCATGGCCGGGTTTCACCGCCAGGACGATGATTGACTATGAGGCCACTGGCCTTAACGACACGCTGAGCTGGCTGGGGCCGTTCCTCGTATGCCCTGAAAATGAAGTGGTGGATGCGTTCGAGGTGAATTTCTCCTTCCCGAACGGTATTTGCGGCTTTGACAGCAAGGGGAAAAAGCGGCTTCGGCATGTTGAGTGGGAGATTCAGTATCGCGTCTACGGTTCCGGATCGGGGTGGGTGAGTCACCAGGGAGAGTATGCACTTAAAAACGTCAACGGGCTGGGATTCACTGAGCGGATCACCCTCAGCTCACCAGGGCTGGTAGAGGTTCGCTGTCGCCGGCGCAATGAGCAGGGCTCAAACAACGCCAGGGATTCGATGTACTGGCAGGCACTGCGCGGGCGACTGCTGACACGACCTTCATCCTATCCCGGCGTGTCGCTGATGGCAGTGACCGTTGAGACGGGCGGGAAGCTGGCGGCGCAGTCGGACCGCCGCGTAAACGTTGTGGCCACGCGCGCCTATGAAACCGGAACGGCCAGAACTATCTCGGGTGCTCTGCTGCATGTCGGAAACTCGCTGGGGCTGGAAATGGATGTCGACACCATCACTGCGCTGGAATCAGCGTACTGGACGCCACGGGGCGAAAATTTCGATTTCGCCACGGGCGACAGTATCTCGGCGCTGGAAATGCTGCAGATGATAGCCAATGCCGGGAAGTCCCGCTTCCTGTTAAGTGATGGCCTGGCGACGGTCAACCGTGAGGGGATTAAGCCCTGGACTGGCGTGATCACTCCGTATGAGATGGTGGAGGAGCTGCAGAGCGGATTTACCGTACCGTCCGACGATGATTTTGATGGCGTCGACGTGACGTACATCAACGGGACTACCTGGGCAGAGGAGACCGTTAAATGCCGGACGCCGGACAATCCGACGCCAGTAAAAATCGAGAACTACAAACTCGATGGGGTACTGAGTCGGGATCACGCCTACCAGATCGGCATGCGTCGCCTGATGAAATACCTGCAGCAGCGGGTGACGTTCCAGACCACTACCGAGCTGGACGCGCTGTGCTACAACACGGGCGATCGCATCGTGCTCACGGATGATATTCCGGGTAACAACACGATTTCCTGTCTGGTGGAGGCGATGACAACGGCTGGTGGCGTGACAACGTTCACCGTTACGGAGCCGCTGGACTGGTCTTTCGAAAACCCCCGCGCGCTGATCCGCTATCAGGATGGCTCTGCATCCGGGCTGATGGTGGCGAGCAGGGTGGGCGATTTTCAGCTGTCAGTCCCGCACCTGAGCGAGTTTGATGACCCGATGAAGGTTGACTTGTCATCGGCAACCATCGAGCCGATCCGCCTGGTGTTCTGCGGCTCAACGCGCCACGTCTACGACGCCATTGTAGAGGAGATCGCCCCGCAGTCAGACGGAACCTGTCAGGTCACCGCTAAAGAATACCTCGAATCGTTCTACCAGTACGACGATGCCACATACCCCGGCGACGTCGCGTAATACCCCATAACAACCCCTAATTAACTCTTTTCGCTCAAACCCTCGTTTGAGCGAACGCCTTTTTTGGAGCAAAAAACATGGCCCTGACTCCTCCACTCGGCTCGACGACACCAGAGGTCTTGTTACGTAATGCTGGCGATCTTGATCGCGCCATGAACAGTGAAGCTGATACCTGGCAAAACCGAGGTGGTGATGAGCTCCCCACCATGAAGGGATATCAGAAACAGGTGGATGCCATCACTGATGATGTTTTTCAGGCCAGGGATACGGCTGTTGAAGCAGCGGCAACGTTACCCACAAAACAACAGTTCCTTGAGCTACAGGTAGAAGTCGACGGTATAACGGCCGATCCTGCAAACGCGATGGCAAAAATTACCATTCCGGCGAAAGACTTTGACCTTGCTGTGGGGAGTGCCAGTTTTGGCATGATAGCCAGTCGCCTCGCGGGCTGGCAGTTCACTCATGGGGTAAACGCATCCATCACCAAAATGATAGACCTGCCGTCTCACTGGTCAAAAATGCGTATCTCCCTGATCTGGACAAATCTCGTTGCTAATAACAATTTCAACGTGAGCCTTTCAGGTGAGCGGCATAGCTGGTCTGCCGGTGAGTCTTTCAATCAGGAGCCTGCAGGTTATGCTGCGGTCGTTCCGGTTAATGGCACACCGTTTATTGCAGTGGAAACGCCATTAGAGCTTGATCTTACCGTTGACCCAACACGGCATACCACCCTTCGTATCGGACGAAATGGCGCGTCTTCCAGCGATACCCTGCCCACTGCCATCGCATTACTTGCCGTCAGACTGACAAAGGTGGCTTAAATGAGTGTTTACCAGTCATGGCGGACGGCCTGGCCAACACCAGGCGTGTTAAGAAATTATCCTCCTAATCCGCTTTATGTGGATACGGTCAGAGGAAAAGCGTCGGGAAAAGGGTCAGTCGATGATCCAGTGAACAGCCTCGGTCTGGCGCAGGGGTTATGCCTCGGTCTTTCCGATTATGAAATCCGGATTATTGCCCCGGTAAGTTCTCCGCTACGACAGGAAGTCGTATTTAACACCACCGAGAATGTGACCTTATCCGGCGTTGACGGCGAACCGTGGTACACCTTTGGATCAGAAGAACATACATCCGGGTGGACTCAGAACGGCCAGATTTACCAGAAAACACTGGGGTATACCTCAGTGCTTCAGGTTGTGGTCACAACAATGACGGAGACGGTCGGGGATCGACACGACTTCCTGTATAAGCTGGTTCAGAACACCGGGACGCCCACCACCCCGGCGGCGGGTGAGTATGGGTATACCGGAGGCATTATTTATATCCGGTTACCTGATGATTCCAGTCCAAACCTGCACACCATTGAGGTTTCAAGGCGAAATTTCGGTGTTAGCGCGATTGGTTTCGGGATGCTGACGGTAAATGACTGCGTCGCGCGCTACTGCATGATAAATGGCATTTCCTGCGGATTGTCCACGCAACCGGCAGGCACCGGCTTCCTGACCGTCAATGACTCCGTTATTGAGTACTGTGCAAATGCCGGTGTTGGTGGTACGGGGCGAAATGAGTTGATCATCTGTAATAACGTGCGTGCCTGGCGGATTTCTAATGATGGCTTCGGGCAGCATGCGCCTGTAGGCGGTGTCGGAAAAATGATCCTGAATGGCTGTAATGGTAGTTATAACGGCGATCAGGCCGGTAAGTCTGCCCAGGGGGCTTCAAACCATGAGTTTACGAAAATGGTAATCAACGGAGGGACATTCAATTTTAATGTCTCAGGCGGAATGGTGGCTATTGAAAATGCGCAGTGTGATATTCACGGCGACACAAAATACGGGCCTGTTGTGATGGACGGGAATATGAGGCTGGGGAATACGGCAGGAACTATCGCCAGCCAGGCTGGATGCGCCTGGCTGAACAATGCCACAGGGATAGTGACGGGAGATGTAACCGTTAAAAACGGTCAAGGTGTCGGCGTTCGCCGTGGGCCAGATGCCGTTGTGGAAGGTATCGCAACGATCCACTCAGTCAACAACGCGCTGCCGGATATTTTGTGAGGCAAAAATGACAGTATGCAGATTATGTCAGTGTGAGCCAATGGTGATGACAAAGCCGGAAACCGACGGAATCACCTATTTTTATGTGCATTATGTGGAATGTTCCGGATGTGGCATAGGAACAAAACGGTTTTCTGAGCAAATGATGGAGGCTGAGGCCGCTATCAGCCATGCTTCAGAACAGTGGGAGCTGATGAATATAACAGTTCCTGACATCAGATAGACGATATGCGGCTCCTGTCACGTACGTTATTTAACGAGCCTCCCGGCCACCTTGTTGCACTCTAAAGACGAGAAACATCTGGAAACACCAGGAATTTTCTTAGAAGATACTCGATGCGCAAAGACGCACACAGCAATAATGTCATTCATCGCTTTCCCCGGCTCTTTGCCGGGGATTTTTTGTTAGATCTATACCACAATCCCTTTTTTTGCCGCACTGGCGCGCATCAGCTGTACCAGTAATGCAAAATCGGCGTCAGCCAGATACCCGCTCAGGATTGCGACCTCGCAAACTCTCACCACCCCACCAAACTGGCTGTTATACGCCGATCCTATACGCAGGAAATCTCCCAAATCCGCTGGATTCAGTGCCGGGCTGTTCACCCCGGTTGTTCCCGTCGTCAGGTTATTTACCGTTCTGGTACGAGCTGAATTTTTTACCCTCCCGCTAATTAGACTCCATGTGTTAATGGGCGCATCAGGAGTATTTGCTCTCGCGCCAGTCGAAATACCGTTTACCAGTACACCATGGTTAAACGTGGCCTGAACGTTTCCATCTGCGGGTGTGTTGATATCAAACCCCAGCTGAGTACCAATGCACAGACCGGTACCATCGGCACGCTGCGACTGATAGTTAGAGACGACAGCGGAGCTGGCATCATTCATCGGCATTACCGAGGCGACAATGGTCATATCCTCTGTGTTTTTTATTGACGTCGCCAGGTAAGCCACCTGTGCACCCGTCAGCTCAATGTAGTTTCTACCATATAACGGACTGCCAATGACGGAGAGCGCCGGCTTATCCTCAATCAGGTTGCGAACAGATGTCGCTGCATCAATACCAAATGAAAAGAACCCCTCCCAGGGACCAGCGAAAGGAACGGACAGTTTCGCTTTAGGTGAAGCCCACAGGCTGGCATTTCTGTTAATAATTCGGGTTGCCATAATTACTCTCCGGTTAATAAAAATCCTGCGGGATAGTCCCGGCAGTAAGCGTCAGCCGGTCGAAGGTGCACCAGTTACCCGCAGCTCCGCCTGCTGTATCCAGTACTGCCCGAACCGTGAGGGCCGTTGCCGTTGTAGGTACGGTAATAACGGTGGCTTTCCAGATAAAACCACCACGTCCCCCGCTCGGGGTGCCATAGGGCCGGTTGTTGGAAATCTCAGGTATCTGGACCGTTCCACAGTTACCCCGGGTTGATGTCGACGGAACAAATACCCTGGCCGCCAGTACAACGGTTTTTCCACGCAGGCGTTTCACAAGGGCGGCGGGTAATGTCGTGGCGGCGTAAGTTTCGACAGTATCGGTCTGGGTGAGGCGTAAACCATACGCTCCGCTTTCCACGTTTGAGAAGTCCCGCTCTGCCGTACATCCTGTAAGCCTCCAGCCGTCAGGCGCATTCAGTCCTTCTGACCAGGTGGTGAAATCACCATTCATGAGTAAGCTGGTTCCTGCTGCCAGTCCGGGAATGAACCGGGAAGGACTGGCTGGCCAGACGAACAGATTTTTAACCAGGTCGAAAATTTTCGCGTCACCGGTAGCATTAGGATGAATATTGTCCATATACCAGGCTGATGGTTTGCCCGCGTTCTGGAACAACTGGAATACGTCAACCAGACTGAAGCCTGCCGTGATTGCAGCCTGACGCGCACCGTTGCTCCGGACAGTCCCGTTATCGCTGTCCCTCAGCGGATTTTGCGACACTATTATCGCCCCGGCATTGGGGTGACGTTGCAGCATGGTGTAGAGAATGGCTAAATCCATCCCCATGTGGGTGCTGGCTGGCACATTGTTATCTGTGTTGTGCCCGTGGTTGAAAATAATCAGGTCGGCCTGCCGAGGCACGTACGCGGTCTCAAAATACTGTCCCATCAGATAAAGCGGTTGCGTACCGGCGACCGCTGCGTTGTAAAAATGCAGGGTTTTTCCCGCAGTGCCGACCTGAATTGTCTCCGGGCTGCTGTAGGCACCGGAAATCCAGGAATAATAATTAACGGTATAGGCTGGATAGTTCCCGGCCAGGAACTCCGCCAGCTTACGGGTCCATTTTTTGAATACACCGTTAACCGGATCGGTATCCTGAGTAATGCCGGTGGAATCGGAATTAATGATGATGCAGACATCTTCCAGCGCAGCCCGCATTTTTGACAGCAGAGCATATGCAGCTGTTTGCGGAGGCAAATCAACCGTGACCTCACCGGGATCGACATTACCGTTTTCACTGTCTTCTGTCGCCGGAACGGAAAACCCCAGCTCATCAGACAGCATTAACTTTCCACCATCAAAATGCGGATCGTGAACAAGGGAGAGATTGCCGGAGGATATTTCATCTTCATCCAGTAACGACATCGGTGTTTCGAAACCGCCATCGGCACGAATACGCGAATGAGAAAAACCCAGCGGATCAGTAAATTCGACGAGGTTGACAGATAGTGGTGCCTGCCGGATATTGCCGCCTGCGTCCATTGTTCGGCCTGTTGCCGTCAACGTCCCGCCCACATTCCTGTATTCGATAGCCAGAAAGGCATCGTCAATACTACGTACGAAGGTTGTGGAGCCCTCCGGGATATTCGCGATATCTGCCTGCGCCGCCGCCAGCGTCTGGTACTGCTTACCGAGTGGAATGATGTTCTGCCTGACCTCATCGTTTTTCGCCATCATCTGGCGCCAGGTATCGAGTGGTTCACCACCGCGGTCGTTAACCGTTCCGGCCGGACCGTTAACCAGCTCGTCAGCGCGCTTGACGTTATCCAGGAATATTTCAGGCGTCGTCGTTCCCAAAGGCGGGTTAAGTTCGGCCATGTTTTTTGCTCCAAAAAGAGGCTTCGCCCAAACGAGGGTTTGAGCGAATGGCCGCGGCTTTTTACAATCAGCTATTTCAAGGAGTTAGATAGTGCTGATTGGCTATGCGAGGGTATCGACCGGGGATCAAAACCTCGATTTACAGAAAAACGCACTGATCCGCGCAGAATGTGAGCTGGTATTTGAGGATATGGCCAGCGGGAAAAATGCCCGGCGGCCAGGGTTAAAACGAGCGCTGCGGCGGCTCCGAGCGGGTGATGTGCTGGTGGTCTGGAAGCTTGATCGGCTTGGCCGCAGCGTACGCGATCTGATTACGCTCGTGTCGGAGCTACAGGCGCGCGGGGTGAATTTCCGCAGTCTGACCGACAGCATCGACACCAGTACGCCAGCAGGGCGATTCTTCTTCCACGTCATGAGCGCCCTGGCAGAGATGGAACGAGAGCTGATTGTGGAGAGGACCCGCGCAGGACTGGTGGCGGCGAGAGAGCAGGGGCGTATCGGCGGACGTCGCCGGGTAATGACTGAAGAAGTGGTGGAGCGGTGCCGCAGAATGCTGGAGAACGGCGCTACCCGGCAGCAGGTAGCCGATGTGATAGGTGTAGACGTGAAAACAATCTACAAGTACCTCCCGGCGACTTGAAGGCAAAGATTTCACTACTTTTCCTGATATGTTACGTTTGGCTTAATCAATTCATTCAGCTTTGAAAACAGTTTGGTTTATTCGTGAACGGTAAGAAAACAATAAGTTTTGAGCAATTTTTAACTATTAACAGCAATCTTGTTTCCATCTCAGATACATGGGCTGACTTGTGGGCGTTAATTTTTCACACGGGTTTAAGCGCTGGAAGGCTGCTGAGTATTCGATATGATGATATTGATGGTGACTTGATACTGATACGAAAACAGGGTCACCTGAAGGAGCTACGTGTTAAATCAACCCCTCCAGTGGAGGCGATGATTGCTCGTAGAAGAGAACGCTATCCAGAAGATGTTTTTTTATTTCAGAGCCATTCTAACCGTGTGAAGTACCAACGCCGGCCGGTCACTATAATTGCTTTCAACGCCGCTTTACGTCGCGCCGCTAGATCATTACCAGACGTTAACGTAAGCAGTAGTAGCGCGAGAAACATACCGGACTAACCGCCTGTCCAGTCGCGTGTGGCCGATGTGACAGGCGTGGGGGGGAAGACTATTTACAAATATTTGCCAGTACAATACGGCGATAAAAAATCCCCTTGAGCAGGCACACTCAAGGGGAAAATACTACATAACATCATTGCTGTGTGCGTCTTTGCGCTCGTCTATCTTCCAAGAAGATGCCTAAAGCTTCCAGATATTTCTGGTCTGAGTAGTTAAAATATTGGTTTGGTAGCCGATGTGATAGGAGTGGGAGTAAAGACGATTTATAAATATTTTCCAGCCGGTTAAGTTTGCTCACCTGCGAACCGTATGCAAGAGATCGCAGGTGAGCAATTTGCTATTAAGGCATTGCCATAGCTGAAAAATTTTAACCTCGCATTGTTCGCAAAACCATCAAACAGCTAAGGCCTGAAAACACTTTCAGACTAACCTTACTCGTTACATCAATGTGTTACGGCAATGACAAAAATTTATAGCCAGAACCTATATTGATCTGTCGCCCTGTTAAAACTACTGTATATAAAAACAGTATTAATCTGAGCGAGTCAATTATGCAGTTTTACACGCCCGTTGAGTTACGTGAGATCATGCTGATCCCGTTGTACAGTGACCTTGTGCAATGTGGTTTTCCAAGCCCTGCACAGGATTACGTTGAGCAACGCATCGATCTGAACGAGTTGCTCGTTAACCACCCCAGTGCGACGTATTTTGTCAAAGCCGCCGGCGACAGCATGAAGGATGCCGGCATAGGAGAAGGTGATCTTCTTGTTGTGGATAGCTCAAGGACAGCAGTTCATGGCGATATCGTTATCGCTGCAGTGGATGGGGAATTCACCGTTAAGAAGCTGCAGCTGCATCCGCGGGTTCAGCTTAACCCAATGAACCCTGCATATTCGCCGATAGTCGTCGGTAGTGAGGACACTCTCGACGTGTTCGGGGTGGTTACGTACATCATCAAATCAGCTGGCTGAGATGTTTGCACTTTGCGATGTGAACTCATTTTACGCATCCTGCGAAACTGTTTTCCGTCCTGACCTGAAGGGGCGTCCGGTGGTCGTTCTGTCAAACAACGACGGCTGTGTGATCGCCCGCTCGCAAGAGGCGAAGCCCTTCGTCAAAATGGGCGAGCCTTATTTCAGGCAAAAGGACATGTTTCGCCGGCACGGTATTATCGCGTTTAGCAGCAACTATGAGCTTTATGCCGATATGTCCAACCGAGTGATGACAACGCTGGAGGAACTCGCTCCACGCTGCGAAATTTACAGTATTGATGAGGCATTTTGCGACCTGGCAGGAGTTCGGAATTGTCGCGACCTTACCGACTTTGGCAGGGAAATTCGCGAGACGGTTCTGCGCAGGACGCACCTCACGGTCGGTGTCGGCATAGCCCAGACTAAAACCCTGGCAAAGCTGGCCAATCACGCGGCGAAACAGTGGCAGCGGCAGACCGGAGGAGTGGTGGATCTGTCTAATCTGGAAAGACAGAGGAAGTTGATGGCTTTGCTTCCGGTGGATGAGGTCTGGGGAGTCGGGCGCCGCATCAGTAAAAAACTGGAGGCAATGGGCATTAAAACAGTGCTTCAACTGGCTGATACCGATATCCGTTTTATCCGGAAGCATTTTAATGTGGTTCTGGAGCGAACCGTGCGGGAGCTGCGTGGTGAACCATGCCTCGGCCTGGAGGAGTTCGCGCCGGTAAAGCAGGAGATTGTCTGTAGTCGCAGCTTTGGGCAGCGGATTTCCACCTACGAAGAGATGCGCCAGGCAATATGCAGCTACGCATCGCGCGCAGCGGAGAAACTCCGTGGTGAGCACCAGTATTGCAGATTTATCTCCGTATTTGTTAAAACCAGCCCCTTTGCGTTGAATGAACCGTACTACGGGAACAGCGCATCAGTAAAGCTGCTAACTCCAACCCAGGACAGTCGGGACATAATTACCGCGGCGACGAAATGCCTCGATGTAATCTGGCGAGACGGACATTGCTACCAAAAAGCAGGAGTGATGCTCGGGGATTTCTTCAGCCAGAGCGTAGCGCAGCTTAACCTCTTCGATGATAACGCACCACGGAAGAACAGTGAAAAGCTTATGGAAGTTCTCGACCACCTCAACGCAAAGGATGGCAGGGGGACGCTATATTTTGCTGGGCAGGGGATCCAGACTGCCTGGCAGATGAAGCGAGAAATGCTATCACCTCGATACACCACGAGATATAGTGACTTGATTAAAATCAGATAA